ATATATTATATAATATATATATTATATATAATATTTATATTATTTATATATATCTATTATAATAGTATCAATAGTATGTCCTTTAGTTCTTGGGTCAAGAACATTAGAAATATGAATTGTATCTTTATTAGTATAAACAACGTTCTTTTCACAAAGAACTTTTATTGCTCTATTTATTGTAATAGCACTACATTTGACTTCATCAGCTATCGCTGCTTTTAGTTCGGCGAGCCGAACATTTGCTCCAGCAAGTACTCCAGCAACAACTCTTCGTTCAATAGCACTAAGATTATATTTACCTCCAATTATAAGAACATACACATCAATCCAATTAGTATCATAACAATTCAAATGTAATATATTGTCATTAGCAACAGTTCTATAATTAACTTTATTTGCATAAACAATATCTTTATTAATTGTATCAGTTTCAAGTTTCATATTATCATAATTTGTTCACTAATATAACATTTTTTGTTCATATAGCCAAAATATTCAATAATTATTTTTATATTTAGACTCTAAAATATGTTGTTAATAAAGTTATTATTAATGTTAAAACAATTAAAGTTATGAGTAAAAATAATCTTAAAGAAGATATTATTAAAAAGTCTTCTAATAAATGTAATGAAAGTGTTAGACCTTATTATTTTAATAATGGTTATAGTATGGTACTTCCTAAAGATTTTAAAACTCCCATAATTATAAATAATACTCCTTTTTATAAAAAGGTTTTGAAATGAATTATAGATAAAGATATAATATATTATATTTATATTAGAATAAAAGAAGATATTATTAAAGCTTTTATTAAAGTTATGAAACGTAATATTTATATAAATGAATAAAGAGGAATATTAAGAAAGATAAAGATAATAAAGTTGATAATTATAAAATGAGTATTAATAAGAGTGAATAAAAGGGGTTTATGGGTTATGTATATGAGAATAAAGAAAGAAGTTAATAATGTGATTTTATTGGAATGAATTAAAATGGTTTTATTGGGAATAAAGAATAAGATTGTATTGAATATGAAAAAGGGGTATAGAATATTATATATGTGAGAATAAAGGTGAGGGTAGGAATGCAAGTCCCCCCGGTGCTGAAGTAAGACTTGAATACCCCCGTCAGCATCTTGAAGTTGCTCTAAGAAATGCTGATAGAATTTTGCTAATTCAAAAAGTATGTATTATGAATATTATCAAATGTATTATCAAATTTATAGTTTGGGAGATTGTTGTTATTACTTTAATCTGTACTTATTTCTATAATGTAGGATTAGGGTTTGTTTATTCCATTATCATTGGTATATACTTGCTTAGTACTATTGATGATGAAGAAGATAGATAGACTATTGGTAGTGTTAGCAATGTTATTGTTGTTAATACTACTAATAGTCTTTTTTTGTCTCGAAGAAATGCTGATAGAATTTTGCGTTGCGTCAGTGCTAACTAAGGTGCTGACTCTCGTATTACTTTTAAAACATGTACAACTATGGGAAATTTCTTTGCAGATTTTCGTGCTGCTAACGCAGCTAACGCTACTAAGTCGTTTGACGACGTTGTTTCTGAACTTTCAGTTAAGGACACTTGCGAACCTGTTGCTAATCTTCATGTTCTAAACATCGTCACAGACGGTTGTTTTGAGCAAAAGATTGATGAGGTTACTCGCATTCCTGTTACTGTCTTCAAGCCAGAAGAAAAGCGTTATGTTACATTCATACTTGACACTAATGTTGTTGGTATGGATTACAACGGAGAAAAGGATGAGACTGGTAAGCTTGTTCGTTCTATTGGTTTGACCAATAAGATTTCGATTTCTTACTTTGCTCTTCTTGGTGCTTTGAAACGTACTCCTGAGACATTGGTTGCTCTGCCTGAAATTATAGCTGATATTAATAAGCTTAATTTCTATTTTGCAGGTGGTTCTATCGATGTTCTTTGCGAATACGTCAAAGCCAACACTCCTTGGCATAATCCGTTTGCTTCTGAGCAGACTGATAAAGCCGTTGCTGAAGACCGTGTGTATCATCATCTTACACGCATTTCTCTTGGCTCGCTCGGCAACGCTAAGCTTAGTGCTATGCTTGCTGCTCGCTAATGTTGCTTGTCCAGCTACTATTATGGTAGCTGGACTTGCTTCTTAAGCTGTTGTTGTATATGATTACCATTACTTGCTTACAACTATTGCTGTTGTTTGCTTGCGTTTGGTTGGCTGCCCTTCTCATATTAATGCTGATAGAATGTCGGTTGGGCAGGCTTGGCGAAATGCTGATAGAATGCTGCCGCGTGCGGTGGGTGGGGTTGTGGGTTATATTACTATTTAATTAACTGTTCGTGAAACTATTTATAACAGTTATGACAGATAGTAATAGTTATTATACTAATATTAATCATTCTAAAAATAATTATTTTATGAAAAGTACTATTATTAAATTAACTAAAATTACTGTTGCTAAAACTATTAAAGTTAATGTTGTTAAAACTCGTAATTTATATGATTATATTACATTCAATGATGGATGTAATTGTCATATTGCTGAAGATGTTTACGAAAAACTTGTTGAATCAGGTTATGTACTTCGTAATCCAACACATGTCATTCAATTTGATACTATTGCCACTAAAGGTGTATTTAGTGTTGATGAAGATGGAAAGACTATAACATTTATGAACCATTAAAAATATATATAATATGAAAACAATTATTTTTGATATTATTAATACTTATAATATTAGTTGTTATAATATTAAAAGATTTATTAATGTAATTAATAATAAAAATTATGTTATTTGTATTAATGATAGTGTCATTATAGATGGCGGTACTTATGTTTCTATTGCATTTATTACTATTAAAGGAAAAAAATATCATTTTGGGTTTAAAACTGAATGGGATGAGAAAGATGCAAAATATTATATTTATACTGATAATGTATATCTATATAGTAAAGCATATGATATTAGCAATGATATTGCTCATCATCATTATACTTTTATTAATGTTGTATCTATAATAGATGAAATTGCTGCTAAAATGATAAGTTCAGTAGTAACAAGAATATCAAACTTAGAAGAGATAGCGCATATAAAGAAAATAATAAAATAAAAGATATGAATACTATTAATAATGAACTATTTAATATTCTTCGTGATTTAAATATTACTTGTGCTGAATTTGCACAAGCTGTTAAAGATGTATTGAATGGTGAACATTATGTTTGGTTAGAAGGTAAATATGGTGCATATGATAAACTTCTTCCTATTGCCAAAATAAATGTTGAAACTGCTGATATATACATTGGTATTCCTGTAAATAAAGTGCTAAATATATATTATATTAACCTTAGTTGTGGGTATTGTATATTTGATAAAACTGTTAAATGTGATATTAATGATATTAATAAATACAGATTTGTTGCTTATAAATCAGTATCTCCTGCAATGATTGATTCAATGACTGTGTTGATAAGGCAATTACGAGAGAAAGAGCAACAATAGCAGCAAGAGGTTTAGCAATAATATGAACAACAAGAGGAGCAATAGATTTAACACTCCCTTTCGGTCGTGCTTTTCCTCCTTTATCTCCTTCTTTATCTCCACTTTGTCTAAATTACTTACTGTCACTCATATCACTTCACACAAGTAATTATACACCTTACTCTTCTCTAAATCATTTACTATACTCTATAATCTTTTATATAACTCTCTTCCTAACTTTTTAAAGAAGTTATTTTAAATTATACTATATAGTAATTGATTCTCCTTTAGTCTGAACTCGTTTCAGCACTATATAAAATAGTAACACTTATAACACTCATTATATTTATAATAAGTTTATGAGTTATAACTATTTATCTAACATCAAACAAAACATTTTAAACATTTTATATTATGAAAACAATAGAAAGAATAAAATCTATAACATTAATATTAACTTTGGTTTGTGGAATACTATTAGTAGTATCTATATGTTTCGCATCATGTTTTCCATTATTAATAACATCTCCATTACTTTCATCATTATTATTAATATCAGCAATAAGCGGTTCTATATGGATGGGCTTATGCTGGAACGATGACTGTAATAATGATTGCAAATAATGATTTTATTGATAATATTGTTGATGTTTGCAAATGTAATAGTAGTTATTAATACTGCTATTGCATTTGTTGTGTTATTCAACATATATTTTATCATAAAATTAATCATTCGATAAAAATAATTATTGAAAGATTTGGCAGACTGAAAATAATACTATATATTTGCAGTGTTAAGAGTAATAGTTATGTTGCTCTTACTAATAACAATAATACTAATTTAATTAATTGTACAATTATGAACAAGCAAAGTAATGCAGGTGCTGCTCCTGTTTCTAAGTATGCAGCTAAGAAGAGATTTAATGTTGCTAATGCTAATGCTAATACAGCTAATGCTAATGCAAATGTTTCACAGAATGATGCAAATGATTCTGAAGAGGAAACTGGTACTATTGATGATAAGTTCCGTGGTCTTCCTCCTGTTGTTAAGAACTTTCCTGAGCATGTAGTTCAGCTTGCTCTTATTATTAAGAATAATGCTGAAATTCGTCGTTTCACTGCTCTTGGTATTCTTAACTATCTATTGCAGAAAGGTGAGATTAGTGGTGATAAGCGTTATGTTTCTTTCAAATGGAATAAGTTTGCTGTTAAAGCAAATGGTCTTATGAGAGAATATCCATATACAGAGCCATTCTTCATTAATGCTCTTGTTGCAGCATTTACTTCATTTAGTGCAAGTGCTCAAACTACTATTGATACTTTCTGTCATAAGGAGATGTCAGTTGGTATTGATAAAGCAGTTGACCAAGAAGAAGTTAATGAAATACTTGGCATGACTACTTCAAAATCCAATGATGATGACTAATCACATGTTTTTAGTATAGCTATTGCTTGTGAAAGTAGTAGCTATTTTATTAAGAGTTTTCAATCTCATATTCTATACATATATATTAAACTTTTATGTCAATTATCGGTACTGTTACGGTTTGTGAAAATAGTAACAGTTTTTAAATTAAACTTATTGATATGGAAAATATTAATGATTTAAATTCTATATATGGGGGAGATACAATAGATATTCATAGTGAAGTCTTTGATAAAGATTTTGATGAAGTTGGTTTTGACCCTGTTGAAGAAGATGATTCAGATGCTGATGCTGCTGAATTATATGATTATTAAGTTAATCATTCTCCTATAGTGTAATGGTAGCACGACAGTTTTTGGAGCTGTTCGATATGGTTCGAGTCCATATAGGAGAACATGGAGTTGCCATGAGTTGTATTAGATGTAAATCGCATGTTTTAGCACAAGTTATTGTTATTGTTGACAATGCTTGTGCTTTTATTGTATATACATATTCAGATATATGGTTTGTGCAAGTATATTGCTTTAAATAGCTATTTTTAGCTTTATATTTGCATGAACCCTGTCTGATGATTAACTCATAGGCAAGCATAAAATACTGGCTGAAATACCATTTTTTGTTATGTATATTAGTTATTTACCGATGCTCTTGTTGATAGTCATAGACAAGGTATTGTTATTACTGATGACTATTTTAATCAATATATTATTAACATTTAAAAATTACGTAAAATGACAAAGAAAGTTAGTTATGATGAAGTAAGTGTTGTAAAATCACTTCGTAAGAAAAATAGTATTAGTATTGATGCTAATACTAAAGTAATTACTGTTAGAAAAAAAGCAACTGATGTTGGTAATGGTAGTTGGGGAAAGATTGACTATCTATGTAAAGTTCATGGATATGTTTATGTATTTTCTTGGGCTGTTGACAAATCTACTAAGGATGTTCAAGAGGATTCTGATGATGGTTCTGTTGTAAATAAAAAAGCTGCTAAGCGACAAGCCAAATTAAATATGGCTGCTGCTACTAAAGCAGTTATGCACAAAATAAGAAAATGATGAGTATATGCCAACATTTAATTTTTCGGTTGTTAACGTGGCTAAAAAGAAAACGCCACAAAAGACTAAAGATAATGACGCATATAAAGTTATACAAAAGAAAGTAGTTGGAATTGTTCATGTTGATATTGATGCTAATTATTATGTTATTGTAGATAGTCAAAAATATCCTATTGCGGTAGAATGTTATACTTGTAAAGATAAATGTAAACTTTATCGTCAAGGAGAATATGATTATGCAAGAGTTGTTTGGATTAGAGCAATAGATTTTAATAGTATGAATACTAACTATTGGCTTCCATTTACTGTTGGATGTGTCGTTACTGGAAATATTGTACATAGTAATGGTTTTGATAAATTTGTAATAACCAATGTTACTGACGAAATTACTGATAAAACGCATGAAGCAATGGTTTTTTACAGAGAACATCTTAAAGAAATAAATGATAAAATTAGAGAACGTCGGTAAAGACCGTGAAGATAAAACTAAATATAATTTTACCAATGACCAACAAAATGCCATTGATAATATTATTAGTTTTATTGCAGCTCCTTTTAATCCTGCAAATTTTATTGTAGGATTGACTGGTGCTGGCGGTACAGGTAAGACATTTATTACTAATTACATTATTTCACATTGTAAATATAGTAGTTCTGTAATTAAATGTACTTCTCCTACACATAAAGCTTGTAGAGTTTTTAGTCAAGCTATTGGTGGAAAATCTGTTGATACTATTCAAAGTGTTTTTGGATTGAGATTGAATCTTAAACTTGAAGATTTTAATCCTAATAATCCACAGTTTGACCCTATGGCAAGTCCTAAACTTGATAATGTTAGACTTTTGTTTGTTGATGAGGCTTCTATGCTTCCTGCTAAACTTGTCACATATATCATTAATAAATGTAAGGAAAAAGAGATTAAGATTATATTTATTGGAGATAGTTCTCAGCTTGCTCCTGTAAATGAGCTTAAATCTATTGCATTTGATAGATGTGGCAAAATTAATAGCTTGAATGAAGTTGTTAGACAAGCTCAAGGCAATCCAATTTCTAATCTTCTTGATATGTTGCGTTCTGATATTAAGAATAAAACATATAATTTTATTAAATATATATCTCAACATGTTGGTGATGTAGATATTAATGAAAAACAAGAAGGTTTTTGTATTGTTGGACAATCGGAGTTTAAAGACCTTATAAATAGTCATTTTAGTGATGAAGCATATACGAAAAACATTGATATGTATCGTGTTATTGCTTATACTAATAATCGTGTTTCTGAATGGAATAATTACATTAGAAATACTATTATTAAAGATTCTGATAAGAATATCATAACTAAACATGACTTGATTATGTCTTATGAAACTATTGTTAATGAATTTCTCGAAATTGTGATTAATAATAGTGAAGAATACATAATTAAAGATATTGTTAACTTTGTTGATAGTACTTATAAATTTAAAGGTTTTCTTGTTAAGTTTCAACTTGTTCATGGTGGTTTGATTACTAAACCATTATTTGTTATAGACCATCGTGATACATTTACTATTCAAATGTATCATAAAACTATTACAAATTTGGTTAATTCTGCTAAGACTGCTCATGGTGGTACTCGTGTTGCTAAATGGAAGCAATATTATGAGTTTAAGAAAAAATATATTTTAGCTGCTAATGTTGTTGACAGGACAGGTAAAATTATTTATAGTAGAGATATTGATTATGGATTTGCTATTACTGCTCATAAATCTCAGGGTAGTACTTATGATACTGTATTCGTTGATTTGAATGATATGATTTATAGTAAAACAGGTACTATTTATACTAATCAAGATGATTTACTTCGTAGACTTTATGTTGCTTGTTCTCGTGCTCATAAAAACTTAGTACTTTGCTATGGGAGTTAAAAAGAAAAAAGCTACTATTCTTGATAAGCATCTTCCTTCTAAATTAGTTATTAATAGAGTAAGAATGTGCGAAAATTGTCCTCTTCATGTTTTTGCAGAAGATGGACAAGTAATTATGTTTGGTGCTGGTAATATATTTGCAAGCACAATCATGGTTCTTCCTCCTTATGATATTAAAGCTAAAGTTGATTATGTTACTATGATTGACTTATTGGAAGATGCTTATAAAAAGATTACAGGATTAGATATATTTGAAGAAACTTATATTACTCGTAGTGTTAAATGTTTTAGTAAAACTAATTATGATTTAAATACTATTGCTATTAAAGAATGTGCTAATAAGTTATATTATGAAATTGTTAGAATACATCCTAATAAAGTAATTGTGTTTGATAAAAATTGTGATATAGATACTATTAAGGCTAACACTAATTGTAATGTTTTTCAAGTTATGTCGCCTGCTGTTATGTATTATGATAATACTGAACTTAAAGAAATTTTTATGAAACAATTTAAAGAAGTTATAAATGATTCTTAGTTATGCTTATGATATAGAAGCTCTTCCTAATTTCTTTTCTATTACTATTATTAGTATTAATGATTATCTTAAACAGTTTAAAGATGCTTGTAAAATTAACAAGAAAGGTAAGAAAGAACCTGTTCCTCTTACACAGATTTATACTGTTAAAGAAATTATTGATAAACTCGATAAAGTTAAGAAAAAGAAATTCTATATTACAGATACTGATGATAGTCAATTATTAGATATGCTTGGATTTATTAATCAAATGCAACCGCATTATGATGAAAATCATAAAGCTGTTAGGTCTGATGTATTTGGTTATAATAGTTCTAAGTATGATAAACTAATGGTTGCTGCTCTTTTGATGTTTGCTAATCAAACTAATACAACAAAAGAGTTGATTACTAAACTTTATGAAACAAGTAAGAAGATTATTGAAATGCAAGATGATAATGAAGCTGCAAGACATGATTATTTTCTTACTACACTTCGTAAGTTTAACATTCCTTTTGTCGATATTGATGTTATGTCAATATTTGCATTAAACAAAGTTGGTAAAGGAATTGATAGTAAAGGTAATACTATTTATTTTGGTAAAAGTCTTAAACAAACTTCTATTAATTTACAGTGGTATGAATTACTTGAACATGAACTTCCTCCAATTAGTGATGCTGATATTGCTTATTATCATAAAGATTATAGATATAAAGGAATGTCTGCTGACCAATTAAATATGCTTATTGATAAATGGGACAGATATGTTATTCCTGAATGGTGTGATAGTATCATGCATTATAATACTAATGATGTATTTATTGTGTGTGAAATTGTCAGATTATATATTGATGAAATTAGACTTAGATATAATATTTCTAATGTTTATGGAGTTGATGTATTAAGTAGTTCTCGTAGTAATATTGCTGATAAACTATTTATTAAATTTTATAGTGAATTTAGTGGTCTTGCTGAAAGTCAATGGAGAGGTCGTAAAACAGAACGTACTGCAATGTCTTTTAAACGTGTTATTTTTCCTTTTATTCAATTTAAAACACAAGAATGTCAAGATTTGCTTTCTGAAATGAAGAAAGTTATTGTGTACAGTATTGGAAAGAAAGCACTTAAAGATGTTGCTGCTAAATATCCTGATTTCAAATATCTTAAAACAAGTACTGATAGTGGTTGGTTTGAGATTAAGATTAATAAACTTGTCTATACTATTGCTACTGGTGGACTTCATAGTCAAGATATACCAAGAGAATTAAAGAGTAAGATAAAGTATATTGATTGTCCCTCTACGGGGGATTTGACACAATCAGATGATATATGGTCTGCTATTACTGATGATAGTTTCATTTATGTACATTGGGATATTGCTTCGTTTTATCCTTCAATTATGGATGTATATAAGATTGCTCCTGAGCATATGAATCAAAGTATATTTGTGAAACTTATTCATTGGCTTAAAGAAACTCGTGTTCAAGCTAAACATAGTAAAGAAGATTATATTGATGGTATTCCTAAAGACTTATTAGCACAAGTATTAAAGATTGTGATTAATAGTATTTATGGAAAACTTGGTTTTGAGAAAGGCGATTTGTGTGATAGAATTGCTGTTCTCAAAGTTACTATTAATGGTCAACTTATGATTCTTATGCTATGTGAAGAACTTGAATTAAATGGCATTGAAGTAATGAGTGCTAATACTGATGGTATTGTTGTTAAACTTCATAAAAGAAATAAAGAAAAGTTTGAAGAAATTGCTGCTAATTGGAAAAAGATTACTGGACTTGAAGCTGATTCTGAAGAATATAAATGTTATATCAATAGAGATATTAATAATTATGTTATTGAGGAATTAAATGGTAAAGTCAGTTATAAAGGTGCTCTTAATCCAACAATGTATGCAGTTGATTTACAAAAAGGTTATGACGAGCCTGTTGTTGCACAAGCTGTTGTAAATTACTTTTTAAAAGGAAAACCTATTCTTGAAAGTCTTTATGAATGTACTAATATTCTTGATTTCTGTAAGACACAAAATGTTAATAGAAGTTTTAAGGTAGAATATACTATTGGTGGTAAACGTATTCCAATGCAACAAAATAATAGATATTATGTTACTAATAAAGGAGGTGTACTTGAAAAGATAAAGATTGATACTAAAGGTAGAAATAATCTTTGTGCAGGTTATCAAGTTTGTATTCTTAATACTCTTGATGATAAACGCATTGAACATAGAAATATTAATTATGGCTACTATTATAATGAATGTATAAAGATTATTGACCCTATTAAACTGAATATAAGTCCTAATCAAAAAGGTGATGCAAATAAAGGTACTAAGTCAGGTAAAACTCTGATTAAAAAACTATCTGGACAATATGCTTCTCTTTTTGATGATTTAGAAGAATAATATGAAAGGCAAAGATATATTAATAAATACTGTTTTAGATGGCTTTCAAAAGAATAATGGTGTTGCAAGTTGTTATTGTTTTAATCAAGATGCTATACCATCTTTAGTTAGAGCTGTCGTACAAAAATATGCTGCCAAACATGAAGGAGGTAGTATATTTATTGGAGTTGATAGTTATGATACTCGTAAGAAGATACTTTCTGAAATTACTAATACTAATACTAATCTTAATAATTGTCTTCTAAGAGTATTGAGTAAAGACTTTATAAATCCTCGTTATAGTTATACTTATGATATTATTATTACTGTTGGTTTAAATGATTGTTTTGATGTTATAAATAGACTTTTCCAAGATAGTCATTTTACACTTTCTATATTTACTAAGAATATTATGAATAATAATTTTATAAACAAAGTTCGTAATATTCTTCCTGATATTCCTGTCGGTAATGTAGATAGTGTTATAGCACAAGATAATATTTACTCCCCCGTAGAGGAACATCGCTATGGCGTTGGTCTTTCTCCTTGTGCTCTTGAAAAGTACAATAAATATACTGAATTTATTAATACTACTATAAGTATTTTTGGAAGTTTGGATGTTATTCACAAATGTAAGAATGGTGATAAAGAAAATAACATTAGTGCAGCTTCTTTTCGTAATGATATTGCTCATAAAAATGGTTGGAATGAAACTCTTGATACTTCTGTTGATTTTATTAAACAAATAGATGATGTTTATAATCCTAATATTTTATTAGAGCGAGCTTGTAATTTCTTTAATATTGCAAAAGAAAGAAGAGATTTGCTTAGTGATAATGTTAATAAATTAGACATTATTGAAAAAATATGTAGAGATAATAAAGATAAACGTATTCTTATTGTTAGTAAAAATGGTACTTTTGCGGCTGAGATTACTAAATACTTAAACAACAAAGGTATTTCTTGTGGAAATTATCATGATTGTATTGATGATGCTCCTCTTGTTGATGATAATGGTATTCCTGTACTTTATAAGACTGGTGTTAATAAAGGCAAGCCTCGTATTGTTGGTGCTCAATTCCAATCGTCTGCGAATGAGAAACGATTTAATAATAAGGCTATCAATGTATTATCTATAAAATGTTCGTCGAATGTGAAGCTAAAAATAGCTTGTGATGCAGTCATTCTGACTTCATGCTTATATGATAATATTATAGATGTAAAAACGAGATTTGCCAATGTTGAATTTGTTGGTATTCCTACGAAAGTGTATAGAATTTATACAAGTAATACTATTGAAAATGAAAAATTAAATACTGAAAAAGTCACTCCGACATTTACTATTATTAATGAAACAGAAAATAATATTGAGTATGATGAAAATTCTGGCAATATTATTTTGTAGTTTCATGTATTATTACTATATTTGCAGTGCATTAAGATATTAAACAAGCTCTTTGAAATGGTGCAAGAAACAGAAGAAACACAAGCTCATGTTGATGCTGAATCTCCTAATCAACATGAAGTTAAACATGAAGTTACGAAAGTAGATAACAATCATGGTCAACCTGTTATTAATGGTGGTCTTAATACCATCAATTTCTTCGATAGTAAACAACTTGTTGCTGCTGAGAATTTTCTCACTAAAGTAATGAGAAGTGAAAAAGGAGGAATTAAAAGTGTTAATGATGGTCTTGCTGTTCTAATGAGAGCGCAAGACTTAGGACTACCTTTTAGTACATGTATTGAACATATTCATGTTATCAATGGTAAAACTGGAGTTGATATTCATGTTATTAAAGCATTACTATCGAGGGCAGGAGTAAGTTGGAGATGTCTTAAAGATTATGCTCCTCTGTATGAATATACAGACGGTATTAATGTTTATGTTGATAATGCTTTTCCCGATTATGCAGTTAGATGTATATCTCAAAAAGAAGCTGAAGCTAAAGCTAAAGCTGATATTGAAAAAGGAATAAACGATTTTGTTTATATATATCCTGTTAAATGGTATCAAGATTTTAACGGAAATATATATAAGGATTATCAACTGAATACTAAACAATTTGGTATTGCTGTTAATCGTCAACATGCTAATGAGATTGCTAAAGCAGGTCGTAATCCTGTTTATAGAATTGCTAATAAGCCTGTTGATTATATTACTGAGTATGAGTTTACTCGTACTATTAATGGTAAAGAACTAACTGCTATTGGTAAGTTTACTTATAGTGAAGCTCTTACTGCTGATTTGTTTACTAAAGATACTTATAAAAAGTATCCTCGTATTCTTATTAGTCATAGAGCCTTTACCTATGGTGCAAGAGATATTGCATCAGATGTTATCTTTGGAGTTATGGAAACTACTGAACTTAAAATAGTTGCAGGTAGTGAACTTAATGATAAAGATGTTACTTCTATTGAGGATGCGGAAGTAATTGAAATATAAAATGCTATTCTCAATTTTACAACAAATATATTTATAAATTTTTAAAAAGTAATTATTATGAAAACAAATGGTTTGAAGTCAATGAGTTTCGGTTTTGCAGTTGTTAATGCTGGTCAGCGTAATGTATCAGTTGAGCCAGAAGTTATTGCAGTGTCTACTGAAGGTAACTTCCGTATTACTCCTCCTGTTTCTAAGGCACTTGGTGTTGGTAATGGTGAGTATGTAATGTTCCTCAACAATGTTGATAATATTGATGCTGCTATTGCTGCCAAGGCTCCTGAGGTTGTTGCTTTCTGTGAGGAGCAAGGTCTTGAGGTTGGTAGTGCTGAGGCTGCAATCGCAATTCACAAGGAGTTTGATATGTGGGCTATTGCTAAGGGTGTTATTGAGTATGACACTAAGGGTAATCAGAAGACTACTACCGAACGTCTTACTAAGAATGATAAGACTAAGTTTGTTTCACAGAACTTTGAGGATATGCTTGCTGCTGCTATGGAGCAGGCTAATGATGAAGTTAAGGATGCTCTTACTCGTGAGGGTATTTCTCGTGAAGAGCAGATTGATATTTTGACTGCATTTGTTACTCCTCGCGAACTTCCTAAGTATAAGGGTTCTAAGGTTGCAAATCCTGCTGGTCTTACAGGCGTTGGTACTTCTTTGAACTTTACTGATAGCAATGTTTGGAAGCAGCTTAAGGCTGATATGGGCGACGATGCTACTAAGTTTAATCGTATCTTTGCTGTTGATGTAGAGGAACTTCAGGATATTGAGCTTTCTAATGGTTATGACACTGTTAGTGTTAAGGCTCTTGTTCTTGGCGATTATACCGATAAAGAGCCAGCTCGTATTGGTAAGGGTTCTGAGGAATAATCTCATTTCAAAGTAGTTTGCCAAGTCGGAGATATAGTTAGTAATAATTGTATCTCCGACTTTATTGTATAATTTAACGTTAAATTTTTAATTAAAGTTTTTATGACAACTGAAAATGTAAATGCAGCACAAGCTGCCGCAGAGAATGCTAATGTAGAAGCAGTTAAGAAAGTAGTTCGTAGAGGTTTGGGTAGTGCTCGTGGTACTACTCGTCTTAAATTTACTCATGAGCTTGCTAAGCAGAATGGTTTGTTTATAGCACATCTTGAAAGTGTTGCTGTTTCTACTATTCACATCGGTGAAGATAAGACAGGAATGCCTTCATTTAATGGTCTTGATATTCCTAAGCTTTCTCTTACATTTGCTTCTAATGAAGCAGAGCCTGCTAAGCGTCATTATGTAACTCTTTCGTTTAATGCTGTTGAGTCTAATGCTGAAACTATTCCTGGAGGTAATAAGGAATGGACAGTTAATTCTGTATTTGATTGGCTTAAGCATGTTCTTAATGTTTATGTTCTTAAAGGACGTGAACTTAATGAAGAAGAGGAATCAGCTTTGTCTTTGTCTTATGAAGATTTTGATGAAGATGGAGAATATGTTCCTGTTGAGCCAGAAACAGTTATTGCTGGTTGGAAGACTCTATTCGAGAACTTTGAGAATATTATGAATAGAGGTAATGATGGTGCTCCTTATTATAAGACTAAGGATGGTAAGGCTATTACTGTTTGGATTAAGCTTCTTCGTTATATTAAGGCTGGTAAGAATGGTTGGCGTGCTGTTAGCAATGGTGACCTTACATTCCCTGCTTTTGTAGGAGAAGGATGTATTGAAGTATTTAAACAGAATACTCCTGCATCTATTCGTATTGACAGTGTTAAGGAAGCTATTATTCCTATGAATATTGAGAAGCCTAAGGCTCCTAATATGCCAGCAAATCCTATGGGTGCTGCTTCTGTTATTGGTGCTGGTATTCCTGTTGGAGACCTAATGATGGCTAACGCTGGATTTGGTAATATTGCTGCTGAAGCTGCTGAAGATGTACCATTCTAAGCATTAAGTTAAACTTAGTGTGATATATCATTTTATTGGGTTTGCTACGTAGAATTTTCTTCGTGGTGAACCCAATTTTTTTATACACATTATGGGAAGAAACATAAACTCTACTAAACTTACAAAAGAATATGTTCTTAGTAAGGTGAGTCAAATTACTATTTTTAGTACTTATTTAAATCTTTCTGATAAGATTATTCAATATTGTATTGATAGTGGAGAATTAATATGTTCTCCTATTAGAGATGATGTTCATCCTACATGTGGGTTTCGTTATGATAAAAAAGGTAAGCTTAAATTTAGAGATTTTGCTGGATATTTTTGGGGAGATGCTTTCGATGTTGTAGCTCTTGTTATGGCTAATATGTATAATAAAAATTACGATGTTTCTAATAAAGAAGATTTTATTAAAATACTTAGACATATTACTTTTACTTTCAGAAAGATATTTTATGGTAAAGAACAAGATATTAATCTTATTAATGATATAAATAATACTGTTATTAATCTTAAAAATAAAAAGCCTATTATTGAAATTGTTGTTCGAGAATGGAATTTACAAGATGAAGAATATTGGAGACAATTTGGTGTTCCATTACAACATCTTAATATTAATTTTGTATATCCTATAGAACAATATTATATTAATAGAAATGTTAATCCTGAACCTAAATATTATTATAAAACTTCTGACCCTTGTTATGGATATAATTTAGGTAAAGATAGAAAAGGCATTTATAGTATTAAACTTTATTTTCCTAAAAGAGGAAAAGGTACTACTCGATTCATAACTAATTGTAATCATCTTGAAGGTATTTATAATCTTGATAGGGCTGATTATAATATTATTGTTATTACTAAATCTACAAAAGATAGATTGAGTCTTGGAGCGACTATTAATCGAATACTATATCTCTACGGGGGATTAAATATAGGCATTATTAATATTCCTCATGAAACTTATCGTCTTCGTCAAAATGAATTTGATTGGCTTTGTAGTAAACTTGCTGTTGATGGAAAAATTGTATCTCTTATGGATAATGATATTACTGGTATATATGAAGCTATTTGGTTAAGAAATAATTATCATATTGAGCCTTTTCTTATTCCAAAACAATATAATGCTAAAGACTTTGCTGAACTTGTTTGTAATAATAAAATAGAAGTTGTTGGTAAACTTTTAATAAAAACAATTAATTATTTAATGAATTATGGAAAAGACAATAAACCTATTGGGAATAAGAGAGAGGATAGTTCTTTGCCATTCTAATGCCATTAGAGGTAAGTCTATTCCTATTTATATGGAAGCTATTAGTGCGGAAGAAGAAAAACGCATTGATAATTCTAAGAAATATTATGATAATATTCGTTGGAAACGACCCGATGGTTCTGTTGTAGATGCTAAAGACATTTATCTTTATGGCGAAGTAGATGTCGATAAAGAAGAAGACATTGATTATATTGTCAAATATAACCTTATAGATGATGATAATAATTGGATGTATTCTAATTTTGATTATGATACTGGAACTTGTACTACTATTAATAGAAAATGTAAAACATTTCCTACTTGGGATGCTCTTACATGGTTTCTTTATAATTATGTTCTTATTGGTAAGCCTCAACGTATTATTATTTATAAAAACCCTATAATAGTTAAGAAATGAATACAAGAGATTATGATATTCCTCGTTATCTTGTTCAATATGAGATAAATGGAGAAGTACGTGATGCTGCTGCAACTTATGACTATAAGGATGCAAAAAAGATGTATGATAATATTATTACAAAATATAATAAACTTAATACACCTATTAAAGCACGTATTCATGATTATTTCAAAGAAGCGGATATAGAAACTTATGATACTGAATCTGAAATTTGTTAATCCAATTAATGATAAAGATGAAGAATTAATTGTTAAATATCCATTAGTTGACGCAAGTTATTATAAATATCTTAAACCATTTTATAATGATGATGATATTTGTAAGATACTTAATGATTTGCTAAATGTATTAGATTGTACTATTGTTACTAAGATTGGAAGAGTTTGTACTACATCTGCATTTATTTATGAAGATAGACTTTCTTCTTATTATTACTATTTAAGTCATATTGTTAATCAGTTATTATATAATCAATACATTGATAAACTTATTAATAGACATGTGGATAATATTATTTTTGAAAGTACTTATATTCCTGTTGGAACTATTCCTATTAAAATTAAACATAAACGTAATAAGAAAGCTCCTAAAGGATTTGTTAAACATGTGACAAAAGATTTAATTACTGGTGAAGATATTTACTTTTATAATAATGATAGAACTGGTGAAGAAATTCGTAGCACAGACCCTAATTTACTTGATACTCTTAATAAACCTAAAAAGAAAAGAGTTGGTGTTCCTATGAGTGCTATGACATGGAATTTTAATATTGCTAAAACTACTGATGATAAAAATAAATAATGTATGTTAGATTTTAATTATCAATTAGGTTATTATCGTAGAAATAATTTTGGGCAACCTTGTATATGGTATGCAAGACCATTTGATGATGATTCTATTATTGTCTATCATGGTATTGTAGGTAAAACCATTACAAGTGAAATTATACATATTCATCGTAAAACTGTTGACGAAATTAAATCTCGTGTTAACGCTAAAAGAAAAACTGGATATAAACTTCTAAGTGAACTTAAAGATAATGTTTCCTTGCCCGTAGAGGGAGAATTGTTGTCTTATCTTGATACTTATCTTCCTCAATATCGTACTACTGCTGATGGAACATTACTTCCTATGCTTGCAAAAGTTTATGATAATGCTAACAATAAACTTTTTAATAAAGTTCCTTGTTGGTATGGTCAATGGAAGATTAATGGACTTAGATGTTTTGTTAGTGCTGAAGTTAATCATAATGATTTCTTTAAGCCTATTGCTCTTAAATTCCAAAGTAGAGAAGGTACTTATTGGAATAGTTTAACACATCTTGAAGATTATCTTCTTAGTGTGTTAGATAAACAACTTCTTAATAAAATGGTTGAAGAACATTACATACTTGATGGAGAAGTATATCTTCCTAATCATACTGTAAATGAAATTAATCATTTTGTTAAAGATGCTAAATGTGCTGAAAATAAACTTCTTCAATATTGGTGTTATGATATTGCTATAGATGATTTTTCTCAAGCAGATAGATTGAATTATATTCAAAATGTGCAAAGTAAGTATGTTAAGACGTTTGAAAGTAAGAATGAACATCTTAATAATACTGATAGATTAGTTATTCTTCCTGTTTATACTATCACCAATGATGCTCGTGCAACTTTAAATCGTAATGAATTTATTGATTTAGGATTTGAGGGACTTATTATGCGTAATCCTATTGCTGAATATCAATATGGTAAACGTCAACTTGGTACTATGGTTAAATATAAACGTAGTACTGACGGTAAATTTACTATTCTTGATATTTATCCTGAAGGTATTAAACGTAAGAATATTCCTTTATTCCTTTTAAAGAATGATATAAATGATGCTACTTTTGAAGTTCATATTGGAGGAAATCAAGATTATCAAAGTACATTTTTAGATGAAGATAAGAAACGTGCTACTATTGGAAAACAAATGTATGTTGAATATGGTGAACGAAGTGGTGTAAATCAAGTGCCATTTCATGTGAAAGAGACGTTTCTATTATGACAGTTGTTAAATATGAATTAATTAGAAGAATTACTGATAAAGATATGCCTTATCTACAAAAAGGGCATATTATTATTATTCCTAATATTAGAAAAGAATATAAATACTATTTGGAAGTTAGGAGATATAATCCTGATATTAAAGATTATGAATATTTTCTTTTACTTGGAGAAAATAAATTTGATATTAATTGTAATACTTGTAAAATTGACAAACTGGGTAGACTTGTCATTTATTGTAGTAATGAACTTAGAGATATTATGCTTAAAGTTATTAATACTGATACTACTTTTGACTTTGATTATTGCGAAAGTGAGAATGAATACGACGTATGGCAAATAAGCTAATTTAGCTGTTTTTAGCTACATACTTTCATAGTATGGTTGACTTGATTAACTATATCAGTATGAAAATATGTAGCTATTTTTAGCTTCAATAATATTTAATATTTTTCTGTAAAAAGTTAGTTATTTCAAATAAATTTTGTATCTTTAGATATGAAAAGTTATATTATTGGTATTGCTGGAACTAAAGGTTCTGGCAAAGATACAGTTGCAAATATGATTAATTATATATTTGCTAAAGGAGTTACTAATGCTACTTATGCTAATTATGTACTTATGGCTAAAAAGACACAATATACTAAAAGTGATAGAATTATTCACTTTGCCGATGTTCCTAAACAAATTGTATCATTAATGTTTGGTATTTCTATTGATAAACTTAATAATAGAAAATATAAGGATAATATGTTTTATAATCTTAATACTGGAACATTATTAGAACCAATATCTGTTATTTATGATAAAAGATATGCTATTATTGATATTGATTATCTTAAATCTTATAGTCTTGCAAATGCTATTAAATATAATATTGGAAAGACTCCTGTTATTAAGATTCGTACTTTACTACAATATATAGGTACTGAAATTGGTCGTAAACAATTATTTGATGATATTTGGGTTAGAAGATGTATAGCAAATGCTGTTGATATAGCAGAAGCAAGAAGATTATGTGTTATTGCTGATGTTAGATTTGCAAATGAAGCTAATGCAATCTCAAATATAAGTAATGATTACCTCTACGGGGGAGTTATTGTATTAAAACGCAATATTAACGATAGTTGTGAACATGAGTCTGAAAATATAGATTTTACTGGTGATTTTGAGATAGTTAACTCTGGAACTTTAATGAACTTGTTTTATTCAGTTCTTGATATATGCCAAAAAATAATTTAATTTAAACTTATGTATATATTTCGCCCTTCTGTTACAAGATGGATTCAAGGTAATGGATTAGAACCTCTTTGGGAACATATTGCAAGATGTGCTCGAGTTTGTTATCAAACTAAAGAAAAAGAAAATGAGAGTGGTTCAGATTTTGTAGATAGAGTTATTTTTAGAAATCTTTCTTATGATGAGATTGCTAAAGATAAAGATTTACAAAATAAACTTCATCTTAGTGTTCTTGAACATGGTACTGTTTATTTAAAGTTTAAATCAAATATTGCTGATTTTACGGAACTTTTTGAGTTTTATACTGCAAATCAATATAGCAAGATTATTAATGTAGAACATAATTATTATGTCACTACTAATATGAGAGTTATCATTGAGAATGATAGAATGTCTGATATGCAGTATGCTTGTGATTATACTATTTTTCATGAACCTCGTATTACTTATAGTATTGTTACTAATATTGGTGCTATTAGAGATATAAATAGACATCGTGTGCATTCTATTAGTGAGGAAAGTACAAGATATTGTAGATATACAAGTCCTAAATTTGGTGAAAGTCTTACTTTTGTTAATCTTCCTTGGATAGATTATGAAAATATTGATATGCACATTCCTAATGAAATTTATGTTCATGAAGATGGAGAAATTTCTGAACATATTACTAAATGGTGGGATGATTTAGATTGGTATTTTTACTGTCTTGAAGTTATTGAAATTACTTATAAGAAACTTATTTCTTTAGGTTGGACTGCACAACAAGCAAGTAATGTTCTTCCATTTGCAACTAAGACACAAAGTATTCATACTGCTTTTCTAAGTGATTGGGAACATTTTATAAAGCTTAGATGTAATGAAGTTAGTGGTAAAGTTAGACCTGAAGTTAAAGTTATTGCTAATGATATTGAGTCTAATATAAATCTTATAAAGAAATATAATGAATATGAAAAGAAGAAGTTTGAAAAAATGGGTAAAGAAGGTTAAACTTCAAGAAGAAAGAAATATTATTGATAATTATCTTATTAATCCTATTGTATTACAAAAAGTAATTGCTGAAAGTAATCTTTGTAAACATGCTATTAGAGAATTTAGTATTGCTAATTTTAATAAAGATAATTATGGTTCAATGTTTGCTAAAGATGTGATGGAATTACTTGCTGTAATATCATCTCAAGGTCATACTAATCATAGCATTTCTTATGCTATTAAATTATTTAATTCTCTCGTTAAATATGATGTTCTTACGCCACTTACTTTAAGTGATGATGAATTTGAGAAAGATAGTAAAGACCCTATATGTAATAGTAGACAGAATCTTCGTAAATCTTCTATATTCAAAAAAGCTGATGGTACTATTATAGATATTGATGCTTTTAATATAATGCCTACAGGAACATATTCTTTTAATACTAAACGATGGGAAGAAAATAATAGTAAAATATGTTGGGCAGGAAGTAGATTCTATGAACATAAAGATAATATTCTTACTGGTCGCTATTTTGGCAGATGCGCCATTAAAGTTAATGATAATGGGACATATAATCCTAAAGAAAAAATTACTATTCCTTGTATTGAAGTAGAAATAAATGATGGAAATTGGATTATGTGTGTTGCTAAAGATGAGAATAGACTTAAAATTCTTAATAAGCAATATAATATTCTTTGGAAAACAGAAGAAAAACTTAAAGGTATTAATGTTACTGATTGTGAAACTCTTTTAAAACTAAATGTATGAAAAATATAGAAGATAAAGCTTTTCAAGCTTTTATTGATAATGATGCTCTTTGTCAACATGCTATTAGTGAATTAAATGCTGCTGGATATTTTAGAACTAATGATAGTTACTATAGAAATATGGCTAATAGAATAATTAAATCTGTAGCTATGTATTCTTTGCAATCTCGTACTTGTGTTGACGAACGAGAAATTGAATTAATTAAAATGCTTTCTCTTGGAGAATATATTACTCCTCTTACTCTTAAGAATGATGAATTCAGTTCTATTATTAAAGATGGTTCTTTTGTTAATAAAAGATGTAATCATATTAAATTAGATAAAAATAGTAGAATTTTTAATGAAAAAGCATTTGATGTTATTTATCGCCATATTTATTATTATAAGTCTGGCATTTGGAACGATGGTAAAAAGTTTGTTATTGGTCATACTACTAAGTTAATAGAGATTGATGCTAATAATATTTGTACAGGTAGAATATTAAATAGATGTTATCTTAAAGATGAGGAAATAAAACGTCATAGTTATTTTCCTAAATGTCCTATTAATATTTCTGTTATTGCTACAAAGTATCCTGATGATATAGTTTATTATGTTAAACTTGACGAAACAGGTTTTAATGTAATAGATAATATTTATGATATACTTTGGACAAATAGTGCTACTATTAAAGATAAAATGCTTACTAAATTAGATTATTCTACAATAACTCGTGCGTTTAAAACAATACAAAATAAAACTAATAAATAAATAAAAGTTATGGCAAGTCTATATAATATTTCCAGTGAAATTCTTCGTATTTTTGAAAACGTTGAAAACAATGAAGGTGAAATCACTGATGAAGAATATAATTCTCTTGTTATTAAACAAGAAGAATTAAAAACAAAACTCGATTGCTATGTAAAAGCTGTTAAAGAGTTTAATGCGAGTGCTGCTTTCTGTAAAACTGAAAAGAAGTCTATTGATGATAGAAAGAAAGTCTATGAAAATAGAATTCTTCGTCTAAAGAAAGCTATGCTTGATGCTGTTAATAATTTTGGTGAACTTGGCAAGAATAATAAGTTTATTGAACTTGAATCTTGTCGTCTTTATACAAAAGCAAGTACTGCTGTTAATGTGGATGAAGATAGAGTTAATCTATTTATGACTCATTTTGAAAAGTTCCTTCGTGAAGTTGTAAATGGAGATGTACTTTATACTGGCGAAGATGTTGACCTACAAGGCATACTTGATGTTATTAACGCTAACATTAAAGCAGAACAAGAATATGGTTTTGTTCCATTTACTTTAAATGATTTAACTACATTTAAAATTGGAATTAAATCTACTGCTACAATTTATGAACTATTTAGAAGTCATAAAGATGCTATATTGGAATATGCGCATAATCCTTTTACTGCTGAAATAAGCAATGAAACAGCAAAAGAAGATTGGAAAACAATCATTACTGTTGCTGATGAACAAGGTACTGCTAAACCAACTATGGCTGAATTAGTTAAAAACGAAAGTCTGATTATTAAATAAATTATAATGGAAAATCCTTTTATTATTGATGTTAATGATAATGGTCTTTCTATAAAGTTTAAGACAGAAGCTAATATTAAATTAGCTTCTGTTAAAAACAAAGAAAAAAGAGAGGCTTTAAAGATGAAGTATCAAGAAGTTCTTCATGTCATTAAAGCTATAGAATATAATGAACCTCAAAGTTTTGAAGATGTTGATTTTATTCTTGAAGTAATAAGTGTTTTAACTCATCATGGAATACTTAGTCCTTTAACTTTATTTGATGATGAATTTGAATCTATTGATTTTCAAGGATATTTTGTTAACAAACGTTATTCTTATATTCGTCGTTCTAAAGCTACTGGATTAACATATAATACTAACGCATTTAATTGTTTTATTCGTGCTGCGTATGATGAACAAGAAAATGAGCAAATGGAATGTATAAAAACTACTATTGGTAGTAGACGTTTATATATTTCTAAAGGAGGAATTATTACTGGAGCTTATATAGAGGATTGCGTTATACCTTCTTCTGTTGTTGCAAATCATGAATATTCTGTACAAGAACCTATTGTGATACCTGTATGTAAAATTATCGATAATAGAGAAGTTATATATGTGGTTGACCATCGTTGTCCTCAACTTAAATTACTTGCTGAAAAATATATTAATCCTATACAGATTGATACTGAAATTAAAAATAAACATTATAATCTTCGTAAATATAAAAAACTTAATAAAGTATGAGCTACGCTGTAAAAGGTGCTCCTTTTAGATATAGAGGAGCTGTTAATGTCGAGAATTGTAAGACTGCTGCTGACGTAATGTTAGCGGCAGGTCTTGATTGGAATGTTGCTAAGTGTGAACTTGTGGCTAAGATGCCAGCAATGAGTGATAATCCACAAATTGGTGCATTCGTTAGAGGAGATTCTATGTATCGTGAATGTCCTAATGCTTTTGCAACATATCGTACAGACCATAATATTCCTTTAGGAATTGTTAAAGAAAGATATACTCCTGTACAGAATATGGAAGCATTTAATTTCTTTAATGATGCTATTGGTAAAGATAAAGCTATTTGGCAAACTGCTGGATTCTTTGGCAATGGAGAACGTATATTTGTTAGTGCTAAGCTTCCTAAGAATATTCTTGTTAAAGGAGACCCAGTAGAAAATTATCTTGTTTTTACTACTTCTCATGACGGTAGTAGTGGAGTTAAAATATTATTTACTCCTATTAGAGTTATTTGTCAAAATACTCTTAATGCTGCTATACGAAATGCTACTAATTATGTCAGCTTTAGACATACTAAGTCTGTTCATGGTAATCTTGATATTGCTGCAGAAATTCTTGGCATTTGTGATAATCAGATTAAATTCTTAAATGAACAATATAATATTTTAAGAAATACTGAAATATCTGAAAAAGATGCTCAACAAGTATTTGGAAATATTATTCTTACTGAAGGAGAGCTTGATAATCTAAAGCAAACTGGTCATACTGTTCAACAAATTATTCATAGAGATTGGGGCGCTATACAAGATAGTGGCATCTCAATGAAGAAAGTTAATGTACTTTCTGAAATGAATAATTATTATTATAATGGTGTCGGTCAACGTGAAATTCTTGATACTAAATGGGGCGTATATAATGCTGTTACTGGATATTATTCTAATATTGATAATAGTGAAGGAACTAAACGTATGGATTCTTTGCTATATGGAGATAAATCTCGTAAAATAGAATTAACAGGTAAACTTTTATTAGTTGCATAAATGGAAACAACAAATAAACAACAAACAGTTACGACTTCTGGTGAAAAAGTTGTTGTTAAGATTAAAAAACTTGTAGATAATGCTGTAATTCCTTTCTATGCTCATGACGGAGATATGGGTATGGATTTAGTTGCTACAAGCATGGAGTATGATGAAAAGCATGATTATATTGTTTATCATACAGGTATTGCTGTAGAGATTCCTAAAGGATATGGAATGGCTTTGTTCCCAAGAAGTTCTAACAGAGACACAGATGCTTATATGACAAATCATGTAGGTATTATTGATTCTGGTTATCGTGGAGAAATTCTTGCATGTTTTAAGAATAGAACTTCTGCACATTCTATTCAACTTTTTAATAAAGCTGCTTTTGCTATTAATAGTATTCTTTCTCGTCTTGGATTAAAGAATCTTCAAATCCCTCTTAATGCAGAAGAATTAGAATTTCCTTATCATCCTGGAGATAAAATTGGACAAATTGTTATACTTCCTTATCCTACAGTAGAGTTTGAAGAGGTAGATGAACTTTCTTCTTCTGAACGTGGAGAAGATGGTCATGGTAGTACAGGTAAATCAATAAACGAATAAATAATTATGAAAGGTATTATAGTTCAATGTATAGACCTTAAGCCAGCAACTGCGGCTAAGGCTAAAGAAATGGAGATTCTTCATATTGATTTAGGAGATACTCCTGGTTATATTGCAACAGATTCTCTTGGTAGAAAGAGTTGGGTAAGTGGAGACGCTGTTTTAAACAATTATTTTATTATAAATAATGATGACTCTATTACTAAAGAAGATGTAGAACGCTTTATTTGGAACTTTAAAGCAGGAACTATTGGTAAGAAAACAACAGTAGCTACTGCAACTACTCTTACAGGTTATGAAGTAACTAAAACAAGTGCTTGTGTTAATCCTAAAAACTATGATATTGAGATAGGCAAAGATATTGCTTATAGCAGTATTGTTGATGAAATTTGGGAAAAGCTTGGTTTTGTGCTTCAGTGGGCTATTAATGGAGTTAATCCAAGTAAGACTAAGAATGAGGAATAAGTTGTTCCTCTACGGGCAAGTAGACGTATGCTTACGTTAAATCCCCCGTAGAGGGCTGACTAATGTTTTATCTCTAAATTATATTATAAATGATAACGATTGGAATTATATTAATATTTTTGTGGCTTGTATGGATGTTGATGTTGTATAAACATGCAATAGAATTAAAAAAGTTACAAGATAAGCTTGCATTACAGGTTAAACTTATTAATAAAATAAGTGCTGATGTTAAAGTTATATCAGAAGATATTTCTGACATTAAAAAGAATGTTTATCATTGTAAACAGCAAGGTGGTGTTATTAAAAGACTTTATGCTACTATGGCTAATGTTGATAATCATCTTAGACTTATATTTAAAAGTTTAGCTGATAATAGCTCTAAGACGAAAGAGATACAATATCCAATAAAGCGTAAGCATGGGAAGAAGTTTTAGCTTATATAGCTAAAAATAGCTTTTAAATCAAAAGTTTAGTGTTAACTATACTATTGCATCCAAGTATAGTTTAAATCATCTTCAATAAGAAAAGGCTCAAGAGGCAGGGTAAAACCTGTTTCTTGAGCCTTTTTTTTATAAGTACTTATAACACATTAATCTCTTAATGTTTCACCAAGTTTTCTACCAATATTAATTCCAATTTGGCTTTCACCAATCTTATAATATTGATTATTACGAGTAATAAGTTGTATTCTATCATAAGGACGAACTCCAGGAATATTACGTCTAAGAAGTACTTCAAGTTTATTCTTATGAGCATATTGACCAGTTTGATATTCAGGATTATAATTAGGGTCAAATAGTGCTTGTGGAATTAGAATAGCAGCTTTAATAAAATCACTTGGACCATTAGCAGAAGCAATAGGACTACTCCAAGTAGTTTTAGCTTCACTTACTAATCCAGCAGGATTATACATTGTAGTTTCACTATATAATCTATCAGCAAGATATAATAGAGATGATTTAAAACCATCATCTTTAATATCATCGTCATCCCAAGTACCATACATAGCCATAACAAATAGTACAGCAGATAAAATAGCAGCACTTTCAGCAAATGTTCTTCTAATATTTGCTCTTTCACTTTCAGAAAGATTATTCCAATTAAATGTGAAATTTTGAATAGCACTAAGACCAGAAGTAATAGCTGTTTGTACAGAAGCAAGTGCTATATTACTACCATCAGTATTTGCTTTATCTTTAGCACGAGATTTAAAATCAACAAATTCAGTACCAAGAAAATCAATTAGAGTTTGATAAGCTCCTCGCTCATTACTTCCTCTTGTTTCAGAATAATAGCCTTTTCTACGCCAACGTTTCATAATACCAGTATAAAGATGTTTATGATATTGCATAACAAGACTACCCCACCAAGTATTTTCTATTTTAGCAGCACCATTCTTATCATATACACCATGTATCTTTTTATTAACTTGAATAACTTTTTCTCTAAATTCTCCAATAAGTTGTTCAAGACCACCAATAGCATTTGTTTTATCTTCACCAATTTTTTCATTAAAGTAATTAATAGCCTCATCAGTAAGTTTAACATGACCATTATCAAAAGTATAAAGGCTTTCTATAGTTCTATTTTTATTAAATTCAGCATTAGCTTCTTTAAGCATGTCTTTACGCTTTTTATGATATTCTTTAGCTATTTGCTTATACATATCTTCGCTTGTAGTACGAATACTTTGTAAAAAGTTTCTATTAATATCTCTTCTTCCAGTAATAATATCATATTTACCTTTAATATCATATTTAAGATTATCCCTATACAGATTATAATGCTTTAATAAATTATCATATTTAGCAAGAACTTCTTGCATTGCTTTCTTTTCAATATCACGAGAATAATCTTTAAAATCTCCAATACGCATATTACCATCACTATCTTGATATAGTCTATTAGATTTAAGCATAGCGAGAAGAACAGTATTTTGCATATAATGTTCACCCATAGATTGCATACTATAAGTAAAATTACGAGCACGTTTAAGATATTTATCAAGATTATTACTTCCTTCTCCATATTGAAGTATAGCATCAAAATCTACAACATTAAAGTCTTTAATAAATGCAGAAGTAATATCAGTAGAGTCTTCAGAATAAAGCTTAGCAATAATACTTGGTAAAGATTTAGCATATTCTAATTGAGCATCTTTAATCTCTTTAAAACCAAAGTATTCTTTAGCAAATTCTTCCATAGCAATATTAACTTTACCAGTAGTAACATTAGCAACACCACCATATACATTGAATACCATATATTTAGCACTCGTTAAATTCTGTAAGAAGTTAGCAACTCTTCTTTGAACATTATTTTCATGATATTGCTCAAAAAGAATACGACGAGTAAAATTATGAAGTAAATCAGCAGTAGTCTTTTGTTCAGTAGTTCTATAAATAGTATCATCTTTAGTTGAACGCTCTGCATCTTTAGACAAACGTTTATTAAAGATACCTTTAGTCATATAAGCTCTATTCTTTCTAAGGTCTTCAAGAAGCAAATATAAATAAGGTTTAGCATTTTGTCGAGAATTAAAGATAGTAGCATTGTGAACAAAATGTTCCATTACTTCTTTCCAGTCTCTATTAATATTAGCTTTATCTATTGCTTCATTTTGCTTTTTAATTTCTTCATTTTGTTTACGAACATCTTCAAGTTTCTTTTTATATTCTTCTTCCTTCATAGAACCTCTTTGAGGAATAGGAATATATTCTCTTGTACCTTTAGCCTTAATAAGAGTAAGCATTTTCATTTCAGCTTCTTTATCATGTGAGTAATCAACTTCATCTTTAAAAGTATCAGATTCAGCACCACTTCTAACACTAATACCAAATAGACCTCCTATTTGTTCAGCAGCCCAAAGAGCATTAACTTGTTGTTTACGTTCTCTTGGAAGATAACCTTTATTAACAAATTGACGCCCTTGATAAGTAGTAGCATATTTGTTAAGAGTTTCAACCCATAAATCTCTCATTTTACGTTCTTTATCAGAAAGTTTAATATTAGAATCATATTTAGGATTACCTTTTTTATAATTATTAGTAAGTTCTTTATAGTTCTTATTAATATATTCTTCTTTAACAGAACTTTCAACATTTTGACCAGTAGCAATATATTCTACACCAGCATCAAGACTACTACCAGGAATAGCTCTCATTTCAGTCCATATATTAAGAGGTTTATATCTATGAGTGAAAGAATCATAAATATGATTTGCATAAAACCATTTATCATAAGCTTCTTGTCCTTGTGCTAAAGCAGCTTTCTTAGCCTCTTCATAATATTCAGTAGTTTCAAATTCAATATTATCATTAATGAAGTTACGAGCAGCAGTTCTGTCTTCGTCAATTAAACTAACATCAAGAATGTCAATATATCCAAATAAATTATAATTAGGAACATATTTTCCTTCAGCATTTACTTCATTAATAATTTGAACAAATTGAGCACCTTGTTTAGTATTCATTAATTTTGTTCTATAATAGTTCATAGCATCATTATAAGCAGCATTATCAATAGCTTCAGTAACAAACTTACTTTCAAACTTATGGTCATAATTAGTTTGAATGGCTCTTAATTCTTTATAATACTTAATAAGTGCAACACGGTCTTCATCTGTAACAACATTATCATTAAATAGCATAGAATAATCAAGTCTTCCAGTATTTTTATCAACACATTTACTAAGTATAGAATTAATCTTTTGGTTTATCTCCCATTTACGTTTAGTAGTTTCAGAAGGAGCTTTCTTATGTTTAATAGGATGACCGAGAGGGCGTTTAACACGAACATCTTTTATAAGAATAGATTCACCAAGACCATCATTATACATATTAGTAGTGGATTGCTCTTCATCAGATTTAAACAATGCAAGTTGAGCATCAGTAAGTTTTCGAGGGTCAAGTCTTCCATATTCATCAAATACATCTGCGCCCATATTATGAAGACCAGATATACGAGATTTATCAATACGAGAACTTCTATTAGTAAGTATTTTAAATGCTTGTTTAACCTTATTGTCACCTTCTTTACCAAAACTTATTCTACCATTAGTACGAATCCAATCATAAGCTTCTCTATAAGTAGTATTTTGAAGTTTCTCTTCAAGACTATATTCAGGATGTTTATTATTATAAGCAGCAATAAAACTCTTATATCTTTCATAATCTTCGGCAAAACCTTCATATTCTTGTCTATCAAAATATTTTTCATAACGTTTACGACGTTCTTGATAATAAAGATTAATATAAGCAGCAGCATCTTTAGCATCTTTACTCTTTTCTTCAGAACCAGTATTTCTAAGCCATTGCATCTTTTGCTTAATTTCAGACTTTCTCTTTTTAGTTTCTTCTTCAGTTTCAGTAATTTCAATATCTGGATTATTTAGTTGACTTGCAAGCATAGCAAATTGAACGTAATAATCTCCAGCATTTTTAAGAACTTCTTCTCTTGCGGCAATATCTTCTTTATAATAATCATCCACAATTCTTTGATTAGTATTTTCATAATAGAATTTATCACGAGCCAAACTTGCTTCAAGATATTCTCTAAACTTTTGAACACTTTCGTATTTATGCTTACGAGCTTCATTTAAATCATCAATAACTTTTTGTTTATCTTCAAGGAATTTTTGATTAAAATCATCTCTAATACGACCATTTTCACTATCAATAAATTTATTATAATCAAGTTCTCCAGGTTCTTTTTCTATTTCCTCAACATCTTTTTTCCAATTTTCTACATTTTGCTTAGCATCAAAAAGTTCAGCTTTGCTAAACGTTCCCATAACATGTTTAAGAACAACTTGAACTTGTGGATTAGCAATATCTGTTGGGTCAGCAAACCAAGAATCAATAGTACCTAAATCTCCAAATGCTTCACGAAGTTGCATAATATTATCAACAATAGCAGGATTAGTAGAATATTTAGCCATATAAATATTAAATATCTTTTTCATTCCATCAGCAAGCTTTTTATTTTGTCTAACAGAATTAATACTATTAATAATACTTTCTATATCATTTTTAGTATCAAGATTATCAGTAGTTAAATCCAAACTAAATATATCAATAATACGATTACCAAAAGTAACACCATCAAGAAGTATTTTAGCAACAGTTGGGAATAATTCATCATGGTCTTTAAGAGTTTCATAAAATCTATCTTCATCCATAGAATAATCAATACCTTCAATATTAAATTTATTAAGTCTATTTATAATACCATTAGCAGCAGATTTATAATATCTTGCAGCAGCACGATAAATGTCTTCTCTGTTCTCTTTAAGAGATTCACGACTTTCAGTATCTATTTTATTACGATTAATAGTATTCATAAAAGAATTAGCAATAGGAGAAGAATATTTACGAGCCATATATCTAATTTCATTAATAATAGAAGATGATACAATGTCAACATCTCTACGGGGGAGTACGTCCAAACTATTTTCATCAGTATCTACAAGCAAATCAGTATTTGCATCCATAATATTTTTATTAGCAGTCTCGGTATCAATATTAGCTTTTGTTATCTTATAAATAATAGATTTATCAATAATATCTTGACTGTCTTCAATATCGGAAATAATAGATTCATACTTACTATCATAATCTTTTCCACTATTTTTAAGTCGAATATTATGTCTAATCCAAGAAGCTAATTCAGGAGTAACTTTAACAGGAGTAATTTCAACAGCCATAACATTTTCACCAACTGCTATTAATTGTGTTGTTTTATGAGTAATATAATTTCTTAATTGTCTATTATTATTAATAATATAATTAGCTTCATTCTCAGTAAACAATGCACTATTATAAATATGAGAAATATCATAAATTAACTTATTTACACCACCTTTAAGATAAACATCTTCTTGTTCTTGCAAGTAATTAATTAGTTGATAATCTTGAACAGTATCATTAAATTCATATTTAAATTTACCAACAGGTTGAATAATAGTTTTAGCTTGTTCTCCTTGATTTAAATCACGAATAACTTCATAATAATAAGAAACATCATTAACTTGATTATATTTTTGATTATAAGAAACATCATAAGATTCATAAGAATCAAGTTTATTTAATGGAATAAAATAATATTTTTGATAACCATTTTCAGTTTTACCATAACCAGCAATTTTATATAATCTGGAAACTATAGTTTTAGGATTTTGATAATTTATTTTAATATAACCATTAGTATTTGCTCTTGTATTAGCAATAAATTTTAAAATTGCCCAATTATTAATACTTGCATCAATGACAATCATTCTATCAGGTCTTGTATAAGTGGCAAGATTAGTAATAAAAGAACTATCAGATTCAGTATTATAAGTAACTTCTTTAATCATATTAGAATGACTTCTCATGAAAATATCAACAAACTTATTATATTCATTAATATCATTCATTTTATTAGTAAAACTCTGAACATCATTTATTATTTTAGAAATAATATCTAATCCTCCATCACTATTATCAGAATACAATATAGAATTAGGAATAATTTTAGAAATATAGTTACTCTTAAAATTAAATCCTTCAGCAATAAAAGCATATTTAACTAAATCAATAGCAGCAAGTTTAATCAAAGGATTATGATTAAAATAAGACATATTAAATAGATGATACAAATCTTCTATATCAGATATTTGGTCATTATAAGAAATATAATGTCTATTTATGCCTTTATAAGTAATGTCATTTCTATTATATAATGTAACATTAAGATAATTAAAAATACCAGTATTTTCACTAAAATGTTTTTGAATAAATAATACTTTTTGAGCAGGACTTAATCTCTTAAATTTAGCAATATCTTCTTTAGTTGGTTTATTTATATCTTTAATATCAAAACTTTCACTAAATCTTCTACCAAAACCAAAAATACGACTACGTTCTGTATTCCAATAAGTATCATTATTTTGAGTTTGTGTTTCTTTACGAACTCTACCAATAGTATCAATCGTAATAGGAGCAAGAAGTACACTATCTTCATTATTATAAATATAATTCATTAAAAATCTTTTATATTCTTTATATTCATTTTCAGTAAGACGTCTTCCAATAGTTTCTTCAACTCTTTTTGTTAAATTATCAAAATCAGCAGTTTCAAGCATAAATAGATTTTCATTAGTATTATTACTTGCTAATGTAACATATTGATAAATAGCATCTATTGATTTATATTCAGAATGAGCAATATTTGGAGTAAAAATAACATCTATAAAACTTTGTAAACCTTTCATTAAAGTAGTATCATCTCTTAATTTTTCAATAAGTTCAATAGCTTTTCTATTTTCTCTAATAGATTGTAATGCACCATTTTTATCAACATTAGTTGCTCGCATCAAATTATTAATATTATCAGAAATACGTTTATAATTCATAAAATTAGTAAGCATAGCAAAATCTATAGCTGCTTGATAAACATTATATTCTTCTTTATCTTTAATACGTTCAAACATTTGACGTTTAGATAAAGGAACAGTAATTTCTCGTAAATCTTTAAGAGAAGTAACTTCACTTATATCAATACCATAAATATCATAAAAAGCATCAACAAAATCAGAATTATTTATAAAAGCACTAATAGTATCATTAATACGAGTATCATTCTTTATAGTTCTAACTCGTTTATTTTTAATATAACCTAAATTAAGTTTTTGAGCAATACTATTAAAAGTCATACCTATTGGATCAAGAGCAGTATTTTTAAAGAAAACAGAATTAATAAGGTTATTATTCATAACTAATTGAGTAATAACAGGTTGACGCATAAAAGCAATAGTATTTTCATAATCCACACCAAGCATAGAAAGAAGTTTATAAGTAAAGAATGTATACTCATTAACATTAGGAACAGAACCCATTTTAACAGCATCCAGGTGATGAGCAGTAGTTTGTGAAGTATAAGTAGTTACATATTCTCCAACAAGATTTTTATTATTATTACTCCAACCAAGTTTTTTAGCAGTATAAATTTTAAATTTTCCAGTAAGTTTATATTTATTAATTTCTTTGTTTTCTTCTGCATTATATTCTTTATCAGAAATATCATCACTATAATTTTTTTCTATTTCTTCAATATTATAATGAATAGCACTATCTTCTACATCATTTTCTATAAGTACTTTAACTATATCAGAAGAAAGTTTAGCACGAATTTTATTATTTTTAGATACAAATGTATCAGCAGTAACAGACAAAGCTTTAAGTCGAGCACCACCCATTGCATCTTCAAAATAATCTAATTGGTCTAATACATTATAAGGACTTTGAGGTTTACTTGTTTTACCAGAAATTTTATCAATAATATCATTAGCACCATCTTTACCATTAGTAATTTTATCAAAATTAGAACGACCAAGTTGTTCTTCACGAGAAGAAAAGTCTTGCATAATCTTCATCATTCTATCAAGAATAAGATTATTACGAGAACGTCTACTAAGTTGTTGTTCAAAAGGAAGTTTAAGAAATTCATCATAACTCATTTCTCCTTCACTAACAGCCTTTTGTTCAGCATTTCCAAATCTTTCTTCTTTTGCTTTATCGAGAAGATTTGCTATAATATTAGCTTTTTTAGACCTAAATTCAGCAATATCAACCAATTCAGTAGATTGAACATCATTAACAAAATTAACAATAGCCTGTAAATAATCACAGTATTCGTTAACATGTTCTATATCTTCTTCTGTAAGAATTTGTTTAATATTAGGATTATCAACGGCTTTTATAAGATTATCTTTTAGAGTAGTATATAATTTAACAATATCAGTTTTGCCATTGACTTTAAATTCTCTCTTAGCATTAGTCTTTATAATAACTTGTTGAATCTTTCTTGGAAGTGCACCAAAAGCATTTTGTCTTTCATCATCTAATTTTTTAAATTCTTTATTTCTTTTAGCACTTTCTTCATCTTTCATAGCATTAAACAATTCATCTTTTTCTTCAGCAAGTTCTTCAGAAATATCAACTTTTCCAGCTTTAACATCTGCTTTATGTTTAATGTATTCAAGATACATTTGTTTAGTATCCATTTTATCTCTTTCATATTCAACTTTATGAAGAGTAATTCTTCCATGTTTATCTTTTTTAGTATAAAGTTCCCAACTTATACCATACACACTATCAACATCAAAGTCAGAACCTGTTTGTGTAACCCATTCATCAGGAACAACAATAGTAGAACCTAAACAGTCATTAGTAAAACCTACTACTTTAAGAATAGCAACAGATTGTTTACCTTCAGTAGGAATACGATAGCCAATATGTAAATCAAGTCCCTCGCTTTCAATCTGTTTGAGAATAAGTTTATCAAATATTTCATAATTAGTTAAATCTGCATATTCTTCATTCTTTTTAGCATCTTCAACCATTTTTTTATGAACAGCATCATTTGGATTATATTTAGGAATCTTAGAACTCCAACGAGGAAGATAAACTTCCATAGTACCAGTTTTAACATCAAATTTAAGTTTTCTTGAATAACCAACAGCAGTAATCTGAGCTGCATGCCAGCCAGGAAGTGTTTGTCTTGTAATAGTACCATTATAACAAGCTTGAGCAATACTTTCAAGTTTGTTCATATTAATGTTCATACAATTAGGCATTATAGGATTACCAAAATCATCAGTAGTAATATAATCAAAGAAGTTACTATCCATTCCTAAACGAGAAGCTTCTTCTCTTGCACGAGAATAAAATTTATCATAATTAAGTTTTTCAGAACCATCTGCATTAACGATTTTCTTTGTTTCAGTATCATATTTCCAGCCCATACTATCAATAAAGTCATTAAACTTTTCTTGAATATTAGCTGTATAAGCATTTTGAAAATCTCGTCCCCATTGAACAAGTTCTTTTCTATGTTCAGAATTATCAGAATTATTAATTATATTATCAAGAATCTTTTTCATAATCTGAGAACCAGCCTTATTTTCTTCATCAACAAGGTGCTGAGGAACATCCTGTTGTTTATAAAGATATTGATAATAATAATTTTCTACATAATCATTAGTAAATGTTTCTTCAAAGTTTTCATGAAATTCTCCAGTATTAGCATCCCAAATAGTAAATATATTCTTCTTAGCAGCTTTAGAAGTTTCAGCAGTATTAAGCTGTCCTATATCATTTTTCATCATCCAATCATAAACTTTAAGAAGTTCACTATCTTTTGGAAGAAGTTTAGGAATTAAAACAAATTCAGCATTTTTAATTTGTCTTGGAGCAAATGTTCCAGTTTTACTATCATAAGGTTTATCAAAATAGAAGTTTTTACCAACTTGAATACGAGTATTAATATCATCAATATTAATATCTTCTACATTAACATTATCGTCTAATAGTTGATTGATTAAATCATAATATTCACTAATACTACCATCAGCATATCTACGTCTAATAAATTCTTCAAAAGTAATATAAGACTGAGCATCATTAATTTTGGTTTTATCTCCTTGATTATGACCATAACCTGCTGCTATTGCTACAGATTTATCATAAGCAACTTGCTCACTCATTCCATGCTTAATAAAATCATTATATAAAGATTTCTGCATTTCATCAGCATAATCAGAAACTTTAACAGTATTATATATAGTAACACCTTTAAATCCATTACGAGCAATAATTTGTTTGCCATTAATAACTAAAGGTTCATAAACATCATTCCTGTTTTCATCAGAAGCTTTTGTTTTTATCTTAATAACTTCTTCTGTTTGATTAGTACCATCTTGTATTTTATTATTAATTATTTCAGTTTCTAATACTTGTGAATTATATGCAGCATATCCTTCTCCACCAGCTTGACTTTCCTTAGTTCTTTTAAGAAAATCACGAGCATTGTTATAATATTTAAAATCACCTTCAAATAAATCATCATAATTCATATTCATGTTAGCAGTATTAAGTAAGAAAGAATTAATTTCTTCTTCATTGTATTCAATACCAATATTATTAAATACATTCATAAATTCATTAAGTCTATTCTTACATTCCCAAAGATAATTAGTAGTCCACTTATTAATAGCATTCATAATCATTTTCTTTTGTTCATTCTCTAAATGAAGAATAAAATGACCATCTTCATATCTTATAATATCATTAGGAGTAAGAACAAGTCTGCCATTATTGTCAGTACTGAATAGAGCAGCTGTATTTCCTCCCCCGTAGAGGGATAATGCTGCTTCTATCTCTTCTCCTGCATTATAATACTTTGCACCTTTAGTTTCAGCATCAAGAACTTTAAAAAGCCTATTAAATTTAAAAGCATTGCCAAGAAGTCTTTTACCATCAGTAATAGCTTCAGTTAAATCAGTCTTACCATCTTGAATAAGCTTTGTAGCCTTTCTTTCATCATAATAAAGTCTACCATATAAATTAGTAATATTCTTTCTTGGAACAAGTACTTTTCCTTCTTGAACAAAAATTCTATCCAAACCATTAATAAACATATTTATTTCATCAAGTACATGTCCATAAATAGCACGCTTTACATCAGTGTTATTATATTTAGGAGCACGAATAAAGAATATTTTAGGAGCATCAGAACCAATACGCATTGAATAAACAGCATTATCTGTATTTTGTATTTTATCTGCATATCCAGTATTAGTAAACTCAGGAATACCTTTAACAAATGCTTCAAATTGAGTAATAAAAAAGTCAAGTTTACTCATTTTAGAATAACCTTTACCATCATTATTAGAAGTATTCTTACTACCATCGAATAAAGAATATCTTATAATTTGTGCAGCATTTTTATTAATATCAAATCCGCCATTAGTAGAATTAAATAAACCATTATGAACAATAACACCATTACCGTCTTTTATGCCAAATAAAAGAGGATTATTAGAATATTGATTATATCCATGTTCATTAATACCTTGAGTAAAATAATCTCTTAGTACTTCAAGACCTTTACCACTTTCGTCTTGTACTTGGTCAAAGAAACGAGTAATCCAATTATTTTTAATAACATCAGAAGCAGAATGTCCTTCTGCATTAGCAGTATTTAAACGAGCAGAAGATTCATTAAAACCAGATAAGAAATTAACTAAATTATATATAGCACTATATGTGCCTGAAGAAATAGAATAATCTATATCTGTGGTATCTTTATAAGGAGTAATGACTTTTGATATTTCTTCTTTAACAAGGTCATTTAATTCATTATTAGTAATATTAGGATTTGCAATACGTGCTCTTTCAATAATTTGTTGTCTTTTTCTATCATTATCAATATCTCTATCACGGTTATAATTATCAATAGCTTGAAGTTGTTTATTAATATCAACTTTCATCTTTCTTACATTAGTAAGTAAATCCTGTATAGTTCCTTCAAGACCACGTAATTCATCTTTAGCATTTTTATCATTTATAATACTTGTAACAGCATTATTGATAGTATCTTTATTTATATTAGGAAAATAAGTATTTAAAAAGTCTTGTAATACTTTTATAAATTTAGTATTAGAAATTTTATTTTTATCAAAGTCATTAAATAATCGACTAACAAATACGTCATGATTATCATCATAAACTTCATTATAAGTAAGACGAAGCTTATTAGCTAAATTAAAAACAGCGGCAGTAGTATTAAAAGCACTATTATTACTATAATCAAGACTAATATTTTCACGATTAGCAATATTTTGAACATTCAATATTACTTTATGAACAATAGGTTTAGCAAAATTAACAAATACAAAATTAGCAATATCTCTACGCTCTTTCATAGTTTTAATAAGAGAACCTAAACCATAAAGAGCTTTTACATTTTTACTTTTTTCTTCAATACTATTAATGAAGTTATCAATATTAGAATAATCAGCAAAACTAAATATATTATTAATGACTTTTTGAACATTCATTTTAGTAGATACACCAAGCTCATTATTAGTATCGATAGCTTGTAATTCAGCATTTTCATTAAATGGTTGAGAAAGATTATCAAGTTGAGCAATAAGTAATTTTAGTTTCCCACTTACTGCATTATCAAAACTTTTATAAAGATTATCTTCCCAACTTTTAGTAGTTTCATCAATATTTTGACTATTATTAGTATCTATTAATTCATCCTCATTAGTATCAACTCCTGCGAGATATTGGTCAAGATTTTCAGTAAGTTCCATACTCTTAACAATATCTGTCATAGTCTTATGATGATATACTTGATTATACCAATTATCAGCATTATTTCTTGTTTGTTCTACAAGATTTCTATAATTAATAAGTCTATCTTTTTGAACACCAATATAAGAACCTATATAGTCATTAACTAAATTATTTGCAAGAACATATTTAATATAATTTAGTTCAGCAATAGGATTTTTCAATTCATCAAGAGAATTATTAGCTTCATCTAATTGAGTATCTATTTGCTTAATTCTATCATTAATATCGGCAATAATAGCATTATTTGCAGCTTGTTCTTCAACAGAAGCAGACTTGTTTGAAGCATTAAGTTGTCCTCTACGGGCGGTTAATTCAGAACGATTATTTTTAAGTTCGGCAATAGTAGCAGTTAAAGAAGAACGTTGAAATTTAAGTTCTTTTATTCTATCGAGATTATTAAAATACTTATTAATATCTTCTCCAGCATTTTCATTATAATTAGTATTATCAGGATTGTTAATTTCAGCAATATAATTATTCACGCGATTATAAAATTCATCAAGTATTCTTCTATTGACTTCTTTAAGAATTGCGTATCTATCTCTTCTTTTATTTTTAGGAAGAAACATATCCTTACCATATTCTTCAATAATAAGTTTAGCGGTTTCAGTCTTAGCAAGAGATTTAGCAGAACCTGTTAAAAATCCATTAAGACTTCCTTCAGCTTTATTAGTCTTACTATTGTTTACAGAAGGATATTTATATTGATAAAATTCACGAAGAAGTTTAGCAAGTTTATTTTGTTTAATATTAGCATAATCTTTATTTGTAAAAGTACTAAAATTGCTAATATCAACATTAGAATCTTTAAGAAAATCACTTTTTTCAAGATGATTCCAAAGATACATTTTAAACTCGACATTGGCATCATTATTTAAAAGAGCAGATAAAACATTAGCCATAGTATTATCTGCTTTTGCCACTGAGGCAACGGTTTTAGCAAGTTTATCATTTATATCATTAGATATACTTACTCCTGTTATAACACAATTCATAACTTTAATTAAATTATAAGATTCATCACTATAATTAACTTGTTACTTTAAAAAAATCTTGTAGATTATTATAGCTATTTTTAGCTTCATAATCTACAAGAAATATTAGCTGATTAATTCTAAGAGCAAACATATTGAAGTTCATTATCAGCTAAAGACTGCTTTATATCGTCTTGGAACGCCATTGGATAACTACGTATAAGAGCGTGCATATCGTTGGCAATTTCAACACCATAACTATCATTAGTATTATCATTAACAGTAGATTGAGAATAAATTTCAATAGGAGTAGTTCCTATAACTTCATTCTCTATTTCATCACTAAGTAATTCAGTATTAGCATCAAACATATCTGATAACAAATCATCCAAAGCGTTATCTTTAGTTTCTTGTGCAATTTCTTCTGCCGTCTTAGTAGCAGTAGAATTATCGGAATTAGTTTTTTCACCAATACTTTCTATTTTAGCAGGATAATCTTTTTGAGGAACATCAAATATATGTTTTTCACCAAGTACTTCTTCTTCAAAATAAGGAGCACGATAATCAACAAGACATTGTTTATCTTGAATATCAATAAACTTTCCATTTTTATCAGTACGAGCTTGAAGCTGATTTTCAACCGTAGGACTATATCTATATTCAACATAGTTATTACTATCAGTAGAAGGAGCGTCATACATAGTAAAGAATTTAATAAGTGCTCCAGTTTCTATTCTACCTTTAAGTTCAGGGAAATTAGCTTCAAGAAGTTGTCTATAAATATTAACCTGATTATAATAACCTTGAATAGTTTCTTGACTCCATGTACCATCAGTATTCTGTCGTTTGGTTTTAAAGTCAAATATATGAAGTTTTCCGTCATCAGTATAAACAAGCATATCCATTGTACCAGCAATAGTTTTCATTTTACCGTCAACTTCAATCTTACCACCTATAGGGAATTCTTTAGTAACTACACGATATTTACCTTTACCAAATTTATTATCAAGATATGTTTCAATCTTTTTAATATCTTCAATAAGAGCGGTTTTAGTATTAATACCTGTTGCATTTTCATCATTGATAACATTAGGAATTTTACTATCCCATAATGATGTAACACCTGTTTCAAAATAAACACGAGATGCTTCGTCGGCAGTATTTCCTAAATAAGAAGAAGCAACACCATGTTGACCTAAATCTTGTTTACCATGTAATACTTGAGTAACACTTGTATCAACCTTTTGACCATCAATATAATAAGTATGGTCAGTTTTAAAATTATCACTACGTTTAATACGACTCTCAAAAGTACTAATAATATTATCAACAGTATTTTTAGTTTCATTTAAAGTATCAACATCTACTTTATTTTCTATAGGAGCAATAGCTTCTTTTTGTTGAGTAACATCTTTTTTCTTTTGTTGGCTCTTTTTAATAGCTTCTTCTTTGTTATCAAAAAGAACAACATCAGTACTTTTATCTGTCTTACTAAGTATTGCATATTCACGTGCTAAGATACTACTATTTCTTATATTATTAGCATTAAAACCCAATAATTTTAATAGTACATCCATAATTTTTTGTAGTATAGATTTTTTCTTTTGAGAAATACCATCTATATAAGAATCAGAAGTATAATCAGTATTATTAAGATAATTAATCAACATAGGTTGAGTAAGACATTCAACAAGAAATTCTTCCATATTAGTATCTCTATCTTTATTCATAGCTTTAGCAAGCAAAGCTTTAACATTACTTCTAAAATTATCAGTAATTGTACCATTTTCAACATCTCTATCAAGACATTGTATAGTATAATTATAAACTTCTTCAAGTTCATTTATAATACGTTCTCTTTGTAAATTAGTAAAATTACCAGCATTATGAAAATGTCTATGAATGTTTTCATGTAATATAAGTCGAATTGCATTAGTAGGATTATTATTCATACTAATAGCGCCTTTTGGAGTAACATATATTTTTCTTTCATTTACATCATAATAAGCATTACTGTTTTGTTTTTCTTCATTATAAGAAGGAACGATTCTATCTGTAACTATTTTAACACCAGTATTTTTACCTGTTAAAATATCAATTTGTTCTTGTGTAACTCCAGCAGCGACAAGAACATCTACAGTATCAACAGTTTTGCGAGTAGTATTTTTATCAAATAAAATATCACTAACATTTTTATTAGGAGCATCTTTATTAATTCTTTCTGTACTGCGAGTATTTATACTAAGATTATTTTCAGCAATAACTCCTCTAAGAAATCCTTTATGACCATTCATATGAGATTTAAATGCTCTATTCTTAATAAGAAAATCTGCATAATTATCATAAACAACTTCTTTATTATTAATAGTAGTAACAAATCTATCACCGTCTTTTCTAAATAACATAGGATTACCACCAGCTTCAGTATATCCAGTAAAAGCATTTTCAGTTCTTCCAAATGTTACATTATCAAACATATTGCCAAGAATAGATTTCAATTCAGCAAATACTTGTTCATTTGTTAGACTATCACTACGTCTTGTTTCTTTAGTCAAACTATTAATATTAGCTTGTCTACCTAAACTTTCAATACGAACACCAACAGCATGAGCATTACTTCTACTTCCTTTATTATACTTATAAAAAGTTATTATAGGAGTAGAAGAACCATCTTTATTAGTCTTCATTATACTATAATAATCATTAGTATTATTACTTCTTCCAAAATATCCATTTACATGAAATAGAGTTCTTGCAGAAGCTTTCTTTTCATCAGAATTATTACCAAAAATAGCAGTTAAAGTATTAATAACATTATTATATACTTCTTCATGAGTAGCATCGTCAGTATTTCTTATATGTTTTCCAATAGCATTTCTAACTTCTTGTAATAAATCTTTTTTAATATCATCACTTATTTGTTGTGCATCTTCAAGATAATCAATATATTTAGTACCATCTTGATTATATACCATAAATCCCATAGTATAAGGAGTTGTTCCAACAAAAGCATAACCATAATCTGTTCCGTCTTCTCCTATTATATGTCTTTGATTATTAACATAAACAAAAGGAGTATATCTTGAACTATTTTTATCAGTAATAAAAGTATTATCACCAATATTAATTCGTTCATTCTCTGGAACAGGATTTGGTAAAACAAAATAATCTACATTAAGAGCAACTTTAGTATTAACATTATCATCAAATATTTGTTTTTGTAATTCATAAGTCTGTTTATAATTATTAAAAACTTTTTCTTGCCAAAGTTTATAATTAGCATCCATTGTCTTTTTATCTAAAGACAATGTATTAGTTCCTTGATTAGTTAAATTATTAGCATTAAAACCTTTTTTATAAAATAGTATAGCACATATATCATTAATTAATTGAGCTTCAGGATTTTTACCATAAGTAATATAATATCTATCATTAAGAAGTTTTTCAATTAAAGGATTAGTCATAATTCTTGTCATAGTATCACTATCTAATAGTTTTGCAGATTGTTTATTAAATTCATCAATAGTAATTTCATCTTTTTCAAATTTATCACTTAACTCTTGAAGAGAAATTATATAAGAAGCAAGTTCATAATAAAGATTTTTACCATCAGTAGTATCTTGATTAATTAAAGCATTAAATAAAAAGTCACAATCTAAAGAATATCCACCATTTTCATTTATATTAACAACGTTTACAAAATTACTTTTAACAGAACGAGGATAAAATCTTGTTAATGAATCATTGGTATCAATAGTTCTAAGAACACCAACTGCAACAGTTTTCTTTTTACCTTTCTTATTATAAGTTACATTAATATATAAAGTATTATTATCTCTTTCTTTAGTATCTCCAATATTATTATAACTAATAGTACATTCTGCTTCTTTATTTGCAACAGCTTCTAATGCTTCTTTATATTCTTTTGTGTTAGAAATTTCATGATTAACACCAATATGAAGTTTTTCATTAGAATTAAGTTCTTTAGCTTTAGTATCTTGTAATCTATTAAAGAAACTTTCAGCAGTAGTTAATCCAACAGCAGTATCAAATCCTGTAAATACATATTTACTACCATCATGTGTACTAATATATTTACCAAGATTATTAAATATTTTAACAGCAGTATCTAAATCTATATGTTCATTATCTATTAATTCATTAAAAACAGATTGAATATTTATTACTTTTTTACCATTAATTTCAGTATTTTCCATATATCTGCTATATTCTTCCAAAAAAGGTTCTACAACAGCATCAATATGTTCACCACTTAATAATTCAGTAATACTATCTTTTGCATTAGCTTCATTAATACCTTTTGCTAATTGTTGTGCAAGTTTATAAATAGGACTTTTAGTATTTAAATTTCCAAAAGCATTAATAATTTCTACAATCTCAGTAGGAACAATTCTTTCTGCAAGTTGTTTATCAACGCCTTGTTCAACTAATTTTGCGACAGTTTCATCAACAAGTGCTTGTATTTTAGTATCATCATTATTAGCAAGTGCGTCAGAAATTTCTTTAATCTTACCTTCTTGAGTATAACAAATTTTACTAATATAAGCATCAGCTATTGCAGTAGCTTTTGTAACTTCACTATCAAGCATACCAACTTCTTCAGATATTTTATCTTGTTGTTCGTTAGTTAGCTTTTTATCAGTGTTATCTGCAGGTGCTACTACACTACCATCGGTTGATTCATTAGGAACACTTTCTGGAGGAACAATATCATTAGTATCATTATTTTCAATATTAATATTAGGAATAACAGGAGCAGTTTTTGAAGTATCTGCTGTTTCTGATTCAGTCAAATCTCCCGTAGAGGTATCATTTGTATCTTCAGCTGCTTCATTTTTAATTTCTTTATTTTCTTCTTCAGTTGGTCTTGTTAAACCATCTTCTTCAGCCTCAGCATTAACAGCATCTTCTATAGTTCTCTTTTTTCTTGCTTCATTAATAGCGTCTTTAATAGTTTCATTAAAAATATGTTCATTCATTTGAACTAATTGATTACTTTCATTATTAATGTAACCATATTTAAGAGCTTGAAGTTTTCTATCAAGAGAGCGATTTCCAGTATCTTCATTTATAAGTTTATCTATAGCCTCATCCAAATCTTCAGCAGAATTTAAATATTTTTTAATATCTTCTACATAGCCATTAAGTTTGTTTTGTTTATAAGTATCAAGAGCGTTAGTAAATTCATTATACATATCTTTAAAACCATCATATGTATAAGGAACATATCCTTCTGTATAAGTTCTATTTGCAAGTATATCTATTTTTTCAGCAATAGCGTTTTTAATACTTTCGCCTGGAATATTATCAATAGAATCATCATGTTCAATAAGAAATTTATTATAATCACTCATAAAAGTATCAAAATCTTTTATCATATCATCAGTAGCATACTTTTCTTTTTTAAGGTTTTCTCTCATTTGAGCAAACATACCTTGTTTAGTATAATTAGCAGAAAGCTTTAGTAAATTAGTAATATGCTTATCAAATTGTTTATTATAAGTTTCATAAGCACTTTTACTTATTTCTTTATTTTTATATTTTTGCTCATTTTGTTCTTTAAGATTTTTAATAGTATTAATACGACTTTGAATATATTTAAAAGTTTCTCTATCAGTATAAGCTGTATAATCAGTATTATTAGTATTTAGTCTATTAATCTTTTCTTCAACATTAGCTAATTGCAAATCATAATCTTCAAGTCTTAAATTATTTTGAGCAATATTTTGAGCAGCAAGTCTTATAGCATAAGGATTAGTATCTTTTCCAAAAGCATTCATATCGCTAAGAGCAGTTCTATAAATAGTACCAACATGGTCTAATCTATTAGCAACTTGTTTAGCAATATTTTTATCTTCAGCAGTAAGTTTAACACCATTATTTTCAAAGTATTGATTAAATTCATCGCTTGAAAGAATATCTTTTATCAAATCAAAATTGCCTCTATCAATAGCATCAAATGCTGTTTTATCAATAAAATTATTAATAGCATCTTGTCTAAGCAAATCTTTTTGGTCTTCATTTATTGTTTCATTTTCAGCATGACCTGCATTAATAATCTTTCTTCCAGTAGAAACATCTCTTACATAATTAAAAGGATTTTTACCTTCAGCGATAGTATTTATCTGATTAATAAAGTTAGTAGCATTTGCAGTAATACCATTAATTTCTTCTATAGCAGCTTCTTCTCCAGTCTTTTTCCAACGTTCATATTCATCAGCAGTCATATGTTTTTTCTTTCGAGCTGCATCTATTTTATGTTTACCAGCGCTAAGTCCTTCTCCAACATTTTTAAATACAATTCCTCCAATAGCACCCCAAAATGCTTGTTCCCAAATATGACTATCGGTAAGATAACTTTCAATAGTACGAGGAGTAAAATCAGGATTAAAATATTTAGTAGCAACTTCCATTCCTTTCTCTTGTTGAATGCCTTGAAAACCTTCTTCTATACCTTCGCCAAGTTCAAGAGCACTCCAACTATTTAAAGGACTTTTAAACATATATTTAAAAGCTTCTTTTTGTCTATTAATAAAATTATTTTTAATTAATTTATCTTCAGCAACACCTGCTAATCTACTTTTAACATTAGCTGCTGCAATTCTTTCTCCAGCAGTAGTAGCTCTTTTAGAAGCAAGTCCCCATAAACTACCAAGAGCTTTAAATTGAGGAATATCCATAGCAAGCATCCAATAATCATTAGCAAAAGTAGTCATCATTGACTTACGAGCAATTTCTTTAGCAATTTCATCTTTAGACATTCCTTCAAATTCAGTATTACGTGCAAGAAATTTAGCATATTCTTCGGCAGGCATATTTTCAAGATTGTCTTTAGATTTAGTATAAACATCATTATAAACTTGACGACCTTCTTGCATATTTTCTCCAGTACGAGAAAAGAAAGCAGTAGCACCAATCTTTGTAAAATCTTTAGCAGTATCAAACATTTTAGCTGTACCAACAGTAGCGTTTCTTAAAGTACTATATTTATCTGCACCTTTAGCAAATTTAAGCATTGCATTACCAACACCTCTTGAAACTCCACGAGTAGCCCATGTTCCAAGTTTTGCAGCACCTGCTGCTTTACCGGCAGCTCCAATGCCACGCGCCCAACCAGCAGCAGGAACCATAAGAGATACAGTAGAAGCAGTACTTACAAGATTTTGCATCCACCAACCCCAATCTCCAACTTGCCAACTTTCTTCAGGATTAGCTTGATATATTTTAAAATAATCATTATTTTGTTCTTTTAGTTCTCTCCAAAATTTAGTATAACCACTTTCAGTCCAAGCGCCTTGTGTAGCAATATTAGCAAGTCCATCAAAAATATCACCAAATCCTTCCATAGTACCTAATATCATTTCTCCAACAAAAGCTTGTTCGAGAGCATCTCCTGTTTTAGCAAAAGCACTTTGTTTTTCAGCACGAACTTTATTTAATTCATCTTCACTATTATAAGGACTATAAGTAATACCCATTTCTTCATCTTTACGAATATCATTCAAATCTCTATTAGTATCATTATAAGTAAATGATAATCTATCAGAAGCAATAGAACTTTGACTAATTGCTCCGCCATGAACATCGCCAGCAGAAGTATCTAATAAAACAGGAGGCTGGGTTTTACCAGCCTTCGTTTTAGGATTATAATTTGGATTTTTAACATACGGTCCGGAAGCAAGTTTATCTAATAAACTATTTCCTGTAATAATAGGTTGTGGCATATTATGGTTCTCTTAAATAATTAACACAAGCGTCATATATTTGTTGAGCATTTTTTCCAGTAATTTTAGAAATATCTTTAGCTATTTCTTTTAGTGAATTACTAAGAAGTTGAGTCTTATAATAATGCTCTTGTTCAGTATCTCCACTATATTGACCATTTTGATAATTAACTTTAGTTTCTTCAAGACTATAATAATTTGCAGTAAGTTTTTCAGCATCAGCAGGAGTAAGAACTTTGGCTTTGCCCATAAACATACTTTGAAAACCACCAGATTTAGTAGGTGTGAGCATTGTACTTCCAAAATTATTATTATATCCTAAATTTTCAATAGGAACTTTATTTGCTCTTGAAATTAGAATAGCATTTCCAGCAAGAACATCAGAATTATAATTAGGATTATAGAAATGAACATCTTCTGTATTAATTGCAGAAACTTTAAATCTTACCTGTTGACCTTCTTTATAAGTATCGTTTGCTGCATTTTTAGGAACAGTAAAACTTAAATAATATCCAAGAGGTTCTCCCAATACATTTCCTGAAGCTTTAGCAGCTAAACGAGTAATCTTTTTTCTATTTTCATCACTGCTATACATAGCTTGAATAAGTAATTTTGCATCTTGTGCGTTAGCAATAGTCTTTTTATAATGATTTGCATTATCAGCTTCTTGAATCATTCCAGAATCAAAAGCTCCAGAAGCAAACATTTCATCTACTTTACTATTTTCATTAGCTTCTAATTGTTTAATTTTATCAATATCTTTAACAGGGTCTAATCCTAAAGCAGCAGCATTTGTTCTATAATACATTGCTCCATATGAGCCAGCGCCATATGCTTTAATCGAATAAGGAGCTTTTGTAACGCCAATACGCTTTTCAACAGCAGCAGCTTTTTCCATAGCATGATTATATTGATTTGCGATTGCTTTTGTAACTGTTCTATAAGCTCCTGGAGTATCTCCAATACTTGCTCCATATTGATGGTCAATAAAATTAGTGGATGAAACAAATCCAATTTTCTTTATAAGTCCTGCCCAAGCAGTACTTTCAGTAGCTTTATCAGCAGCATATAAATCGCTTGTAACTTTAGGAAGTAAATTTCTATGTGCAGCGTCTACTTTAACATCCCAAGTACCATCACTATTTTTATTAACATCAATACCTAATTGTCTAAGTTCAGAATCATTATTAACACCAAATCTTTTATAAAAATTAGCCATAACATTTTCACCAACAGTAAATTGAGCATAATCATTATGTTTATAAAACGCATTCAAACTATTAATAATCTTTTTTCCATATTTATTATTATTAGAAAATTCAGCATCTTTTGCATGAGCACTAAACTCAAGAGCATCACTATCAGTACCAGCGGCAGTAACCATTTGTTTATATTGTTTATTAGCTTGATAATATCCCATAATAGCATGACTAAGATTTACTCTATCTGCTTGAGAAAGTTTTTTGCCATAATTATTTAATAAATAACTAATAGTAGTATTAGGTCCATAAGCAAGTTTATTATTAATAAGATGTCCAATTACATCACTAATACTATTCATTTTTCCAAATTTACTATCCAATTTATGAATAATACCAAGACCTGTTTTATTCGCAGCAGCTTTTGCATCAACAGCCATTTTATAAGCATCTGTATCAGTTTCAGTAGTACCTACAACAACTTCTCCTACACCAGGAGCATTTCCTTGAGCAGCAGCTGCAGCGGCTTGTTGTGCTTGCATTGCTCGTCTATTTTGAAGAGCAGTTCCAAAATCTATAGAACTATAAACATGATTATAAGCAGCAACATCTTTAAATCCATTAATACTATTATTAAGCCATTGATTATAAGTATAAATATTACCATTTTTATCAGTAAAACCTTCCATATAAGGATTATCTTTTTTACCAGATTTAGCTAAATCTTTTCTTTGATTATCTAATTGATATAAACCATATTTATAATCTTGTCTTAAACTATCTTCTGCACCAGGAATAGATTGAATGGCAACTTTCATTGCTTTATCTATCTTATCTTTAGTAAGTCTTTCATATTTAGTACCAACTTTTTTATACATAGCACCATCTGCAGATTTAGCAGGGTCGTAAGTTTCTTTTCCGTCAGCATCAAGAAAGCTAATACTTTCTCCACCTCCAGCTTCTTTAGCAGCAATACTTAAAGCATATTTCTGAATTTCAGCCATAGGAATAGTTTTAACAGGATTAGTTTTAGCCTCCCATTTCTGCCCAGGCTTTACTTTTCCAGTTCTTTCATCAACATCGCCATCTACATAGTAATAAGGATTTTCATCTTTATACATTTGTTTCATACCATCAGGAATAGCCATAGCATCTACTTTAGCATCATATTCTTTTTTAGCAGCATTACTTCTTAATCTACCAATTACTCTACCATCAGAAGCTATATTTCCTTGTTTCATTATTAAATCATCAAGAGCACCATAAGAATTTCCAAATAAAGTATTTTCTTTAATAGTATTTTGAATTTCACTAACTAATTGTTGTTTAAAACCATCTTCTGCTTCATTCATATCAAGATTAGCGACAGCAGTTTCAAGAGCAGATGCAGTTTTAATAGCTTCTTTATGACCTTGTTCGAGAGTATCAATAGATTTACCAAGAGTAGTTAAATCAACTCTTGGTGTATAATTACGAGATTGATATTGAAATGTATTCATCTTAATTTATTTATTACGTTTACGTCCTCCAAAACGATATAAATTCAAACCATAATAATCAAATAATTCAGGTTTAACATTAGGATTTGCAGCAAGCATTGCCTTAATAGTACGAGTATCATGTCCTCTTTGTTCTTGTCTACTTAACATATCTTGAACACCAGAATTAAGATTTTGTAATCCAGCAATATAGTTTTCAGAACGTTTCTCGGCAACACTATTTTCAAAAGCAGTTTTGCCTTGTTGCCAAGCATTATAAGCTTGAATATTTTGATTAGCAACTCCTTGTTGATTAAGTCTATCTCTATTAATCATTTCATTTTGATAATTTTCTTTTTGAGCATATAGCTCATTAATAGCAGCAAGTCTATTTAATCTATTTCTTTGTTTTCTTGCGAGAGCAACTTGAGAACTTCCAGTATTAGCATCAACAGAAGCATCAAAATTATAATTTTGTTCTCTAATAGCATCAAGTTGAGGATTTATATTATAATTAGTTTTAAGTTTTGCAGCAGTCATTTGAACAGGAGCTTCTGGATATTTAAGATTTTTAAGCATTCTATTATTAATAAATGCAGAAGCTAATGAACCAATAGCATTTGAACCAAGACCTATCCAATCATTTGTACTAAATTTAGTTTGAGCTTGTTTACGAGTAGAAGCTCCAGATTTAGTTGCATCATCTTTTAATTTAGTAATTTGTTCTGCTATTTTATTTTTAGCATAATCAGCAGCTAAATCTTTATGTAAAGTATCATAAGTTTTCTTATCTTTAGTAATATCTAACAGATTAATTCGAGCAAGAGGTTCTGTCATAAGTCTGCTGTCTCTAAATGCAGCAGGTACTGTGCCTTTATTAATACCTCTTTTAGATGTTTTTCTATTACCTGCATTTGTTCCAATATCATTCTTTGGAGTTTTAAGAGTCTGATTATCAACAGATTTATCAGTATTAACATTATTATTAGAAATATTTTTCTTTGCAGTATTAGATAAAGGTTGAGCAGTATTATCATCATTTGAACCTTTAAATACAAAGTATGAACCAACGCCAAGAGCGGTAGCAGGAACAGTACCATATTTTATAACTTTACCAGCTTTTCTTGCTTGATTTGCTCGTCGCATAGCTTTACCAACAGAACTTGCAGCACCTTCAACAGATTTATCAAAAGCAGCTCTATTAGCTCTCATTGTAGTAGCTTGCTGAGCATGTCTTGCTTGAGAACGTCCAGCCTCAACAGCTCTATCAATTGTAGCTCTATTACCAGTAGTTGCAACAGGATTCAATTTAGGTTGCATACCTTTTGGAGTAAGATGCTTAGGATTAATACCAGAATAATTATTTCTTCCAGAACTCATCCCTTTTATAATAGCAGTAGCATGTTCTTTAGGAGTTAAAGGTTTAGTATTGCCGACTGTTCTTGCTGTAGTTGCTGTTCTTGTTGTAGAAGTTGTACTTGCTGCACGATTGCCTGCTTGTGTAGCAGCTTTAGCAGTTCTTGCAGCACGTACATCACGAAGTGTTTTTCCAGCCCTTCTTGCGGCAGAAATTCCTTTTCTAAATCCAGCACTTGGAGCAATTCCAGTAATAAGTCCTTCTTGGCTTTCATCATAAGAATATTTATTAGTAAAAGGATTATAACTAACTTCACTTTCTCTAAACTTTGGGGCAAGAGCACGACTCATTCTTTCTTGAGCAGTCTTTGCAGGAGCATTAGCTTTTGCAGCTCTTTCGCTACGATATTGTCCAAGAGATACATTTCTCTTTCTACCTTTAGAATCAGTAACTTCAACAACTGCATTATCAGAAGTAAAACCAAACATATTCTTAGCAAGCTTTTTAGTTCTACTAAGAACTTCATCACCAAAGCCATATTTCTTTCGTGAATAATCCCCCGTAGAGGGATTAATCCTTCCACCAAGAGCAAATGTGCTATTATATCTTTTTTTAGATTGCATAAGTTCCATACCTTTATCTGTTACAAATTGATTATATTCATTAGCGTATTCTTCTTTAGCTTGATTATTTTTATCAGCAATTCTTTGTTGTAAATCTATTATAGGAGTTTGTTGTGTAGTAATAACAGGTTTAGCAACAGCAGTATTATCTACAGGAGCAACTATCTTTTTAGGAGTAATATTTTTAATAAATTTGTTTTTATTATAAGCATTAATAAAACCTTCACGTTCAATTTTACGTCTACTTTGAAGACCTTTAAGTTTAGAATCTTTAGATGCCCACATTGACTTAGCAACGTCGTGAGCACTTGCTTTACCTCTTGATAAATTAATAAGAGTAGGAACAACTCTCTTTTTAAAATTACCAGCACCAACATTATAAGAATAACTATATAAATTATCAAGAGCATCTTGAGAAAGAGTTTCTCTTACTTCTTTTGGTATAGCATTATAAAAATCTCTATCTTCTAAATCAAAACTTCTATTAGTTCTCATAGAAGAACCTTCCATTTTAGCAATACGAAAACGAACTTTATTAGAAGAACGCCAACCTCCATTTCTAAATTTAGTAGTACCATCATTGTTAATATTATTTTTATCTTTAAAAGATTCTTGAAGTTTAAAAACTTCATTAGGATTTTCCCCTTGCATAAGACGTTGAGCAGGAGATTTACCATTAAGAAAAGGAACAGAACTAAATATTTTAGCACCACCATTTTCCATTTTCATAACTTCTCCATCTTCAACTTCAATACCAGTACGAGGATTATTTCCAATATCAATACCACCATTAACATGTTTACGACCTCTCATAAAATAGTAGTTGTTTCCAAGTGGAACTGCAATACCACCTCTAACTACATTTGGAACTTTAACTTTACGTTTAATCATAATGAATAATAAAAAATTAATTATTTTATTTTCGATGTAACGACTTATTTATCATACCATGATTAATTAATCGACTCCAATATATAAAATCAGTATAAAGCTAAAAATAGCTATTCTCAACTATTTTCTACGTTTGAGGATATAACCGCCACATCTGTATGCTTGCTGCTCCACATTATCATTTCTAAGATAAGAAGGCTTTTTAATCTCTTGTTTAGCCATACCAGCAGTATTAACAACAGGCTGTATCATAGTTCTTTGTGCACTTGCAGCACCATTTTGTTGAATAACATTTCCTGCAGCACTTCCAATACCACCAATAATAGAACCTAAATCATTAGCACCATCCCATAGTTTCAAACCACCATCTTCATATCTTTTTCTACCACCACAAGAAAATCTACGTTTACCACCACAAGAATATAGTTTAGTACGTTTTACACGACCACCATTTCTAAAAGTAATTTTATTTTGAAAATCATCAACATATTCTTGATTGCCATAAGCATTAGAAAGATTATTAGCCATCTCAAGAGTTGCTTGTCTGTTTTGAGCACGAGCTTGAGCTCTCGCAGCTTTCTTTTGAGCATTTCCACCAATAATGCTTCCAGCAATTCCTGTTGCTGCACCAATAACAGCACCAAGCCAAGCTTTATTTCGTTTAACTACCTTTTTCATTATGTTGTTGCATTTAAAAGTTTACCATCAATAGATTCAACTTCAACAGGAGCTGTAGTATCAAATTCAAAATGTGTAATAAAATAATTACCATACACTCTACTTGCTCCAGAATTAGAAATTTGATTATCAATATATTTAGACATTTTATCTCTTAGAGCATTAAAATGCCAATTACCAAGACGCCAATAAGGTTTAGTATAATCACCAACTTTATTTATTGTCTGTTCAGGATTAGCATTTGCTATATTAAGAATACCAGTATCACAAATATCAGAATAAACTCTAAGCTTATCGCCTGAATAATAAGTATTGAACCTCTCTACGGGCGAGTATTCATAAACATCATTAGTTTTATCTATTTCTCTAATTTTATAATGAATATTATCAATATATTTCATAGTTTCATAATTAGTATTCATAATAATATCTACAGTGCTATTTCCACATATATTACTATTAAAATCTTTAATAGTTTGCATATTAATATCAACAAGGTAAATATTTTCTTTAGTATTATATCCATCAAAATATTTATAATCGTGTCGAGAAACAAATGTATTAGTGTAATAATTATAACTAAGAACAATACGTTTATTATTAGGTCCGACAAAATTTATAAGAATTCTATTATTCTTTTTATCTTCAACAAATTTAGCATCATAATCTTTAAGACTACTAATAAAATTAGTAATATCTTGGTCAATAAATTTTATTTGTTGATTATCATATTGATAAAGTCTACGACTATCTCTATCATAAAATATATAACCAAAACTTCCAACAATACCAGACCATTCTTTTTGTATTCCAGCATAACCTAAAGTACTTGTAAGAACTTCTTTATAATTAATATCCCAAATATCAGTATTAGATAGTTGTATTCTACCTTCTTCGGATTGAAGAGTATCTGTAGAATTAAATAAAAACATACTATGTTCTGTATGAGCAATAAAATAATATCCAATACTTATAAGTTTAATAACATTTCCTTTATTCTCACTAATATTTTTATATTGCTCTTGTTCAAATTGACGCCAAGCATTATTGTTAGATTCATCTTGATAAATATTACTTCTACGAATAGTTTTAGGAAATTTATTTTGATTAACAACAGCAGGATTATACCAATCTAAACTTTTTGGATGATTATCATAAACAGTAACATTCTTTTGTTGAAACAAATCAATAGTATTTTTACATTCAATAATAGTACCAGCAACAAAACTCTTTTTATTTTCATCAGTTTCATTTAAACCTTTTATAGGATAAAATTGAACAACAGGATTATTATTAAATTCAATACTGCTCCAAGGCAAATCATCATAACCATACCATTCATGAACATAAAATGGATTAAGAGTAGCACCAACATATCCTAATTTTCTATAATATTTATTTGTATTATCATAATAAGATTCTCTAAATTCAATAGCATGATGAATAGAAAGAAAACAACCATTTGTTTTTATATTATTTACTTTATTTATTTCATAACATACGTCAGAACAAGGTATTAGTTCTTTTTGTTCTGAACAATAAAAATTTTCATAATCATTATTAATTAATTCTGCAAGATTATAATATTCAGTAACTGTATTATAATCTATTCCATCAGTATTTATATTAATACTTGCATCTAATAATAAATTAGAGGATTTTAATAAATTATCTTCTGCATCAGCAACTCTAAAATTAATATCACGAAAAGTATTTTTTATTAATTCATTATTTTCGATATAATATCCTTTATTTAATATCTTTTCTAATACATTCCAATCTTCTACAATATAACTATTAGATATAGCACTTCTTTGTTTAGTATTATATATTTTAATATTATTAAATGATAGATTTATTTTATCATCAAAATTAAATTTATCAGTATAAAAAGTATGTTGAAATTTTCCAGTCCATTTAGTATTAATTATACCATCATATTTAACAGATTTATCAAGTTTTTCGTAAGAAACAAAATATCCAATTATATTATTAGGAAATTTATTTAATTCAAAACTAATAGTACAATATTTTTTAATAAAATAATCAAGGTTAGTAATATCTCCAGAAGTTCCTACGTGGTATTCAACATGAAAATCAGGAGAAATAATAATTAAATTATTCAACTTATTTAATTTATAAACTCCATCATATTTTATAGTAAAATTATTTATATTAATACCATTATAAACTTTTCCATATTTATCAATAAAATGAATAAAAAAATTATATGGCTGATTAGGTAAAATATGTGTTTGATGTGGAAAATCTGTATCTGATACTCCTGTACTTGTATAAATTGTTTCTTTTATAGTAATTGTTATGTTTTTACATTCTTTTACAATATTATTAATAATATTATTTTCATTATAATTGCTAATATATAATTTATTATTATTATTAATCAATGTTTTAACATTATAATAATTATTATATGTTTTAATAATATTATTAACAGAATAAGAAATTATTGTTCTATTATCAAATTTATAAAATTTTGTATTAATATTAATATCATTTGTTCTATAACATTTAGTACTATCTTTAGTAATATTTATAAATCCTAATTGATAATATTGATAATTTTTATCTAAATTATTAATATCGCAATTAAATGTTAAAGAAATAATATTTTGTTTAGTAGTTACAGCAGAATATGCTGTTATATTAGTTGAACTACTACTTGCAGTAGTTTCATCAGTATTATTAGGATTTTCTTTAGAAACATTAATGTTAGCAGCAATAACATTATTCATAATTCTTTTTAAATCACCATTTCCTACAAAAGCAGTTTCGTTAGTATTAAACCATTGAGTATAAGTATCATGACTAATTTTATATCTAATAAATATATAATACCAACCTTTATTAGCATAACCTTGTGTATATGTGGTAGTAACAGAAGGAATTTTAACAACAGGACATATAGGATGAAGATTTACATTATTTAATTGATTTAAATCTTGTTCATTAATATAATCAAATGTTCCAAGATTAATAGTACGTAATGGATAATTTTCAGAATCATCATCAAAATATTCACTAAATGCAATAATAAGTTCAGTATTATTATAAGTAAATGTTCCTACAATATTTCCACCATTCCATTCAATTTTAGTACAAAATTTAATTTCATCACGAACTTCATCATATCTATATAGAGAAGCTCTAAATTCTTCATCTTCATTAACAAATATTATTAATTCTCTATTACAAGAAAGTATATAAAATATATTATAATATTCAGTAGTAACAAGCTTTTTTAATTTATCAGTAATTTTATTGGTCACAGGAGTTGGTTCAGTTTGAAGCATAAAATTATCTTTACTAACCATCATATTAACAGCATCTATAAGAGAACCATTAGTGGCTTCTTCTGGATGTTTATTCATATTAAGTTTAGGCAATACTTTCATTATCTTTTCGGGTCAAAAGTATCAATGAAAAATGTACTTCTAAATATCTTAGTAACATCTTCATCAATACCGTTAATTAATATAGAACGTTTAGCTTCTTCTTTCATAGTTTGCCAAATATAATAAGGATTTGTTCCATATTGACTTGCTTGAAGATTAAAAACAGGATGTTTATATCCACGACAAAGCATTTTATACATACAGTAATAAACAATAGCTTCAATAAGAATACCATTATTAGGAATTACCGGCAAATCACAACCATAAATATCACTTGAATAAGTTTCAATAGCATCAAATTCAATTATTATCTTATTAGTATCAAAATTAAGTTCTATTTTATCACATCCAACAAGAACATAATTTCTTTGCTTTTGATTAGTATCATTAATATTATAATGTTGAACATTATATCTATAAGGATATTTATCATTTTCAGTTTCAGCAACAACATAATTTTTTTCATTAATATTGCCATCATCGATATAAGTAGTAGTATTTGCAAGTTCTGTTTGTATAACATCCCCCGTAGAGGGATTATTATTGCAACATGACTCTTCTCCAGCTTTATCTATGACACATCCATCATTATCATAAACTTTTAGAGAACTACCATCAATATTACATTCAGAATAAGCAATTCTATCTTTAACAATAAGCTGTTTCTTTTTACGAACTTTACAAAGAACATTTAATTGTGACATAGCATCAATAGTCCAAGCTGCAACACGTGGTATCCAATCACTATTATCAGGATTAAAATCATTGTCAATCTTAGCTATTATATGCTCTATATTGGTATTTGCTTTCATTTGCATTTCTAATAAAGTTTGTATAATTAATAGGATATTTATATAAAAGAATATTAAGTTTATATTTAATATCAACTTGTAGATTATAAATATCTTCTTTAGTTTTACAAAATTTATCGGCTATCGTTGTATAAGACATGCCACGATATTTAATAGACACATATTCAGTACGTTGATATTCAAGAGAATTAACTTTAACTAAAGAAGAGTTTATAAATGCAAATTCATAATAATCGGTGTAATCTTTATAAACTCTATAATCAACACCATCATAAGGAATATGTCGAGCCTCATACCAAGCAGCTTCTTTATCGTCATAAAGTTTTTTACCTTGTGCTAAAAGTTCTTTCTTTTTAGCATTAGTTGCTGCGTAATCAATACAACGTTTTTTAACTTTAGGATTATCATCAACTTTCCAATGATTTATTAAATACGTACCAAGACCATTAGAAAATTTATATCCATTTCCTTCAAGAACACAAGCATGAACTTTATTAAAAAAAGTAGTAATAATAGTTCTATACTCTGTAATTTTTATATTTTTACATTTAGTATAATATTCAATTTCTTTAATATACTCATTTTCTTTATTAAGTAAATTACAATATTTAGTAAGTTCTATAACATAAGGACGAGTCAATTCATTAGTATTTTCTACAATAAGTCTATTAACACGTTTATAAAGTTTTTCATCAGGATTATATTTTTTATCAATCCATTCAGTAGTATAATTTATTAGAATAATACCAAGCAAATTTTTGATTTTATCTTCATGAAGTTTAAGATAATTATAACATTCTTCTTTAGCAGTTTTAGTATTTTTAAGGATTTCATTATATTTTGCTATTGAAACTTTAGCGTCATATACAAATTGATAATAATAATCTTTAAGCTTAGTATCTGGTAACATAACTTATTACTTAGTAAGATTAATAGCAGGTTCTTCATTTGTTTCACGAACAACATTAGTCTGAAGACCACCATTCCATGATTTAAGAATAATATCTTTAACAGCGCTAATCATATCTTCGGGAAGCAAAAATTCATCATTATCATCAATTGAATCAATATCAACTTTCTTATCTGAAGTTTCAGTTAAAATAAGTTGAGGCTGTTCAAATACAGATTCAATAGTAATATATTTAATAGAATTAAGTAATCCATTATTAATAGTATTAATATAAATATATTCATTTTGATAATCATAAGTAATACAACATTGCATACCAGGAAGATGTTTATAATATTGTGCAGCTGCTTCTTTAACAAAAGCAATTTCAACAGGATGCATTACACCTGCAGTGCGAACAGAATGAAAAGGAAGATTATTAGTAAGACGTACAGGACGAGGAACTTTATTAGAAGTTCTTTTAATAACAGGAAGAGAAAAAGTAGGAGTATCAGCTTGGTCTCCATCAGGAACATCTATAAGACTAAGTCGAAAACGCTGTTGAAGACCTTTGTCAGTATAATTATGATTACCATAAGATTTACGTATAAGTTCATTTCGAGCATGAATTATACCAAGTTTAATAGCTCTACGAACAGGTACGCTATCAGCTTGCTGAACGCTATGAGCAATTTCTGAAATAAGTTGATTAATTGAAGCCATAGTATTACTAATTTTGTGATTACTAATATTAATGATGCTAATATAATATATTTATTTCATATAACCAATAGTTTCAACAAATATTATAAAAAAATAGTGGTACATATATTACTATGCACCACTATTATATTAACATATTTCGTACCAATCAATAGGAGTTCCATTACCAATCATAGTAGCAACCCATCTCCTAAAAGTAGTTTCATCACTTGCATCAGAATCATCTATTGTATCTTTCACATACATAGCTAATTGTCTTTCGTTCTCAATAGAACTACCAAGATAATCTGCTTTACACATTGTAGCTGCAAATACATAATCATGTAGTATTTTATTACGAAGATTAACTCCATATTTAGAAAGTAAAGCGTCTACTTCTTCTTTAGTATAAGCTTTTATATTTTCTTTCTCTTTAGTATTTTCGTTAACTTTATACATTAATTTTGTAGCATAATCATAAGCTTTCTTATTAAAATGCCAACCAAAATTAGAAATATACCTTTTCATATCTGAAGGCATATCGTCATAAATATCTAATGGTTTATACATAACTATATAAAAAATAAAAGTAGGAGCAATAATTGCCCCTACTAATTAAACATTAATAACGGCTATAACGTCCACCGCTACCACGATTTCGTTCACTACGAGAATTATATCTTTCTTCTCTGTCATAATCATCGTCATAATCATCATCATAATCATCATAGTCACGTTTGTTTCTACGATTACGATTACCATGACTTTCTTCATGAGAAGAAGAACGTTTCATCTCTTTTAAACAATCAACAGCATTAGTAAGATGCTCCATAAGATTGTTCATTTTATCTTCAGTTATTTCTACAACATACATAATATTAATCTCCTTTATTTTTAGTTAGCAACTGAGACATCATAGATTTCATATCAAAAATACCTTGCTCAATATTAGTAACTTTATTTTCTAAAGCAATGATTTTATTTTCTTGTTCTTTCTCTTTTGCAAATCGAGGATTAAGAGCAGACATAATTTCATCTTTGCTATCAATAATACTTTGATGATATTCAACACTATCAACAATTTGTTGACTTGTCTTAACCATCATTTCATATTCTTTAGTCATATCATCAGCATTGTCAGAAATAACAATTCCTGTTGATGGACTAACAATAGAAAGATTTGCAGGAATCTTTTGAAATTCATAAGTATTTCCATTTACGTCAACCTTTATATCCATACTTTGATTTGTAAGACCGTAACTTTGAGGAGTAATGGTTGCTTTAGTAACTTTACCTATTTTTAGTATAGGTTTATTATTCTTATCTAAGATATAGAATATACTATTTTGTCCAAGATTGCTAAACATAATTTAAACTCCAGTTAAAAGTTGAAGAACATTGCCGTCATAAAAAGCAAGATAAACACCAGATTTATTTAAGTCGGCAGAAGTAACATTTGCTCCATTCAAAGTAGTAACACTTACTGATTTACCATTTGTATCAAATACTATTGGGATAGCAGTAGTTGGAGCAGTAAAAGCAGGAAGTTTAAATATAATCAATCCTGCAAAATTGCCATTAAGAAAAGGATGATTCTTAAAACTATAAACAACATTGTTAGTATTTACAGTAACACCTGTTGCTTCAAGTCTTGGAATACCTTGTCTATTGGCAAATATATAAGGATTTACAACAGCCATATTACCCCCAAGCGTTAAAAGGATTAATACCAGCTCCGTACAGACCATATTGAGCAGCAACACAAGAAGGAATTCCTACAACAGGAGAATAAGGAATTGTTGCAGTTTCAGGAAGTTTACACTTAACTCCATCTACATCTTTTTGCAAACCATTGATAGCAGAAACAATAGGAGCGGTAGCTTGATTAATCATTTGACTAAATACAGCTGTTTGCTGTCCATTGTTAATAACATTAGCCTGTTCAGCAATCTTTCTATCACGCTCGGCAATTTCACGTTGCATTTCACGCATTTCGGCAGCACGCTGACCTGCAAGAACCTGTGAAGTATTTTCACGAATTGCATCACGAACTTCACAAGTTTGACGTTGTGTTTCATAAGCAACACTTGAAAAACCTCTTTCCTGTGCAGTAGCAACACCATTAATTGCACTCTGCAAAGCATTAGTTTGCTGACATATAGAAAGACGGTTTTCACAGCAACAAGAAGCAAGCTGTGAAGCAATATTAGAATTGCCTGCCTGAATAGCATTAATAACTTGAAGTGAACTTTGTCCAACTTGATTACCAACAGACTGAATCTGAGTATTAAGAAGATTAAGAGCTTGCTGAACTTGTCCAATAGAGCAATTAAGTGTAGATGCAAGTTGATTAACTGCATTTCCATTTCCTTGAATAGCTTGCATAAGAAGTTCTCTACCGTTGTCATTGTTAATCAAATTACCAAGAGCAGCGTCACCAGCAAGATTACCTCTATTACCAAAACCATTCCAACCATTTCCACCCCATCCCATGAGGAAGAACAAGAAGATTACCCACATAAACCAACCACCTTCAGAACCAAAACCGCCACGATTATTCATCATAGCCATAACCATATTTGGGTCAAGACCTTGTTTTTGAAGAAGAGGAGCAAGACAACCAAGGACGCCACTATTAGCGTCATTGCCAAATACATAAGTTTTACTTTCACTCATAATAATAGATGTTTAAATTGTTAATGAATAAGTTTAAAGTAATCGATTACATTACAAATATAAACACTATTATAAACATAAAAAGCATGATTACAATAATTTTTGTAATCATGCTTAAACAAAGGGTTTCTATTGTGACTTATTCACAATAATAGCTTTTCTATATTTATTAAGTCTATAAAGAGTTACTTCATCAAAATCCATTTCAGACCAACTCAGTTCTTTAAAGCCAGGTTCTTTATGTCCTTTAGGTATAAGACCAAGTTTAATATAATTATCAAAAGAACTTGGACTACAATGTAAAATATGGTCACAAGCTTCTTTCTTACTAATTCTTTTAATACCTCTATTGAGTTTAGTTAAGTTTTTAATAATATCGTTTAATTCGCTTTCAGTATGATTACTATTTCCAGCATCAATTTTATTAATCAATTCTTGTAGAATTGTTCTTATTATTCTTAATTTTATGTCCATAATCTTTATTATTAATGTATTTAATAAGTTCAATAATAATAAAAATTGTTACTACAATATCAATATTATAAATTATATTAATCTCCTCATAAAATTTTTGATAAGTATAAAGTTCGTTAAGTACATAATTATTAACAATAACAATTTTATGCCAATTACAAAATTCAAATGTAATACTACTAATATAAAGTATAATTGTAGTAACAATCGAATCCTCAAAAATAAAATCATAAATCTTATAGAAATTAATATTAAATATATCATATAATATATTTAATAATAACATCCCAACCATTTGTATGATTGGGATGTACTTAATCATTATTAATAGCACCTTTTTCATAATCACTATATCAAATATAGCAATAATGATTTAACTAACAAAGAGTATTATCAATTTTTTTATAATCAATGCCAAATTTGATACAAATAGGCTTTAATATCCAACTCCAAAAAACAGGAGCAAGAATAGCAGAATTAATTAATATAACATTACTATCATAATTAATAAGTTTATAAATGATAGCAACAAAAATTATTGATATAAGAAGACATATTCTTTTAACAAGTTTATGTACTTTAGCATCACCATTAAGGTAATCAATAATTTTTATAATAATATATGTTAGTACATTGACTATAAACATATATGAAAAATCAAAATTATTAATAATTTGATTTATAATTTGAGATATATATTCCATAATTTATTCAGTTATTACTTGTAAGGTATATCCTAATTCATCAATAGCAATAGTTTTAATATAATTAGTAGTTGTTCCATTAGATAAATATTGATTATTATAATTATAAACATATTGAGAAGAAACTCTAAGTATTTTATTTCCAGTAACAGATGCTCCTGCTTTTCCATAACGTCCAAATGTTTGACTTGATGTTGAAGGAACATTACCCAAAAATGTAATAGTAGCAAGTTTAGAACATTTTTCAAATACTTTAGCATCAATATCAACAATATTTTCTGGAATAGTAATCGATTCAAGATTTGTACATCCGGAGAACATTTCAGTTTCTATCTTATGAATATTTTTATAATTTAAAATTCCTGTGAAATATTTAAATTCATCAAATGAAATAATATTAGTATTATCTTTAAATATACTTGTTTTATTATTTAGCATTAATGATTTTATTTTAGCACAATCTTCAGCAGTAAGTCCATTTGCAACGTTAACACCATAATTAGCTAAAATAGTATCAGCATAAGTATTAAATACAGTAAATACTGCATTATTATGTTCTGAATCTAAAACATATTCTTTAGGAGGAGCAGGAATAATAGTTATTTCTTGAGAAATACGACCATTATTAGATTCATAAGAAATAACAGAAGTACCATCCTTTATAGCAGTAAATGAACAAATATAATTAGTTAAATCATTTTTAATAATATTATCTATAAAATAATTATCATCATATGTAATAACTGCATCTGATTCATTATGTCGTGTTCCTATAACAGTTAATACAACAGAATCACCTATGTCTACAGAAGTTTTATCAAAAGAAGCATTAAATGTTATATCTTTTATAGTATCTGTATCTACAATTGCAGTTTTTGTTCCTGAAGTTATATTAAATCTTAATTTAACATTATAACATTCTATAGAATAAACAAAACTATATGTAGTTTCAGTATTGGTTGTTTTTGTAAGTTTTACATTAACTGCATTTCCGTTTATATCTGTAACACTAACAGTAGGAACATTTGTAAAATTAGTTACATTTAATGTAATAGAATCTCCATAAGTAATATTATTTGAGCTTAATGTTCCTTTAAGAACTTTAGGACCAGGACCTTCATTAGCAGTATTAGAAGCAACAGTAATAGCTTCATGCAATTGACTTATTTCAAAATCAATAGCATTTCCCCAAGTTTCATGGTCAAGATTATAACCAACAATAAAATATCTCCATCCAATAGGAATAAACCAGCTATAATATTTATTGTTATATTTTACTAAATTAACAACAAATTTATAAGCATCACTTGAAACTTTATTAGGCTTGATAAATGAAGGGTCAGTTTCTGCAGTAAACATAGGAGAAGCAACAACTTTATAACAAGTTTTTCCTGTACTCAATCCTTCTTCTTCAAGAGTAGTTTCAACAACACCAAAATTTTGTACAGAAGCATATCCTTCTGAAAGTTGAATATCAACATCTGGACCAGGACCAATTCTATAACAATGAAGTATATTAGTAGTTTTATTATAAGCATATACATTAATAGTGCATTGAGCAATAGTGTCTAATTCACCATCATCGGTAGTATAACCTTTTAATCTTACTTCATCATAATATGGACTACGAGTTCCATCATTAATAAGTAATTGTCCCATAACTACATTTTGAATAATTGGGAAACCTTTAGTAATACTAAGAATATCTGAATGTTTATGACCATGAATAGAAGCAATTATATAATCACCAAGCTTTTCATAAACATATGCAGAATATTTCATAACAGATACAGAAGCTTTATATGTAGAATCTACCATAGTCCATTTATCTTGTAAGAATGGAGTAGCTGTAACAGTAGGAGGTTGATGTGCAAAAATAACAACTTTATAAGTAGGATTTGCTTTCAAAATAGCAAGTATGTCATCAGTCATTGTTTTCCAATAACCATTTGTTGCAGTATCAGGATGTGCTTTATAATTATAAAAATCATACATTGCTACAATAATTCCAACATCTGCATAAACTTTATATGTATTTGCCGATTGCGGATATTTTGCAATATAATCAGAACTTTGAATATCATCAAATGCTTTAGCGCTATCAGCTAATCCATTTGTAGAACCGCCTTTATTTTCCCAAGTAAGAACATCATGATTTCCTGGAGTATAAGCAAAATCATAAGTATTACTATTTACATGCCAACTTTTTAATTCAACAAGATTTTTAATAAGAGATGAAGGTGTACCATTTTCTACATTTGCTCTATCAACAATATCTCCTGTATTAAATATACCAAGAACAGTAACTTTATCTTTAATTTTATTTATAAGACTTTCAGCAGCTTGCACACCTCGTTTAATGTATTCATCCCCTACGGGGGATATATCACCATCAGTACAAAGCTGACTATGTATATCCGATTCTTGTATAAATACAACAGTATTTTTATCATTAGCATTTAAAATATCAGCAATACGTTGAATATCTTTTTCAGTGGTTTCTCCATATGCAGTTTCTTCAGATATAAGTTCTATATTATTAACACTATCTGCAGCTTTCATTATATAAGTTCCAGTACGAGTTACATATCCTGTATTAGATACACTCCAACTTAAAACTTCTCCTTCTGTTGTATTAATAGATTTAGTAGTCATATTGTTAATTTTAACAACAGCAGTTGAAGGTGTAGGAATTATACTAAATACATAATATTTTAAAAGAGTTATTGTAGTAGGATTATTTTCTAATAAAGTTCCAGTTGCTGTTTTATAACCATCTTTATATGCAGTATAAGTAAGTTCTTCATTATAAGAAGTTATATTAAATGACACTCCTTCGTTAAAATCTGTATTAGTAAAAATTTGACCATCACTAAGAGTTAATTTACTTACATTATTTAATATAACAGAAAAAGTATGTTTAATAGCTTCTACTAAAGCAATATCTATTATTTTAGTTTCATCAGCTAATATTACACCAGTTTTTGTAGCATAATGTTCTTTACTAATAGAATAAGTAACATTAGTATTAATTGGAACTGTTATAGACTTTGTTTGTCTACCATTCATTATAACAACAGCATCAGAAGGAGTTGTATTTATAGTAATTGTACATTGTTGAGGTTCTGGAGTAGGAGTAGTTTCTTCAATAATTTCTCTAAGACCACTATAAGGATAACTTTCTCCATGATAAAGCATTTGGTCTCTTGGACTTTCTTCTTCAGTATAATGTCTATATTTAATACGTCTTATTTGGAAATGACGAATATCCCAAGCAGCTTTAACACCAGCCCATGTTCCAAAATATCCAGCTTTAGCATAATCTCCCCATTCATTATCAGAAGGAAACCAACCACCTATAAGGAAAGGCATAGGAATAAATGGAGAACATGTAGCATTAGTTCTTACAAGAACTCCATCAATATAGCATTTAGTATAATCACGATGCCAACAAAATTTATAAGTATGATATTTACCATCATCCATTTCATGAGGAGTATATCTATCATTAATATTTTTTGCATTAATATTAATATCTCCAAGTGGAGTACGAGGAGTTGTCGCAGCAACAGTATTCATCATATCCCATCCAGTACGACCATCAGTAGCATGTGTAACATCTTTCATTGCCATAATAGCATTTAAATATTTAGTATTAGCTTCTACACCTCCACCAACATCAGGCTCTGTAAGCCAATTATTCCAACGTATAGCCTTAGTTCCAGCATCATAACAAATTCTATCACAAATAGTATCAGAAACATGAATCCATTTAAGTTCACTTGCAGCAGTAGATAAATAAGGACTATTTCTTCTATCAAGATATTCTGTTCCAACAGAATTAATTGCATTCATTTTATTTTCAATAACTGCTTTAGATGCTTCCCAATCAAGCAACCACATACCATAATCAGCACCTTCTTTACTACAACCAACTACAGTTCGAGGGTCAAGCAAAGGAGTATAAAAACGATAAGATGGATTTTCATTAGGATTTTTATCAAAAACAATTTGAGTAATTTCAGAGCCAAGCTCCAAGTCAATCTCATTATTTACAATAATATAAGGCATGCCACTATCTTGTTTAAAAGAATGAAGATAATTCCAAGCACCTTTCTTCTCTCCTACACGATATTCATATACGGCTTTATCATCACCTTTTGTTGTATTAATATCACATCCTCCAGCATAAAATTTATAACGTTCTTCATCAAGCGGATAATATAATTCTTGATAATGAAACATCCACCAACATATAGCTTCACCTTTAAAATCAGTAGGAATCTTCATTTCAATTTCAAATTCACCATAACCATAGTACTTTTTAGATTGAACAAGAGAACCAACTCTTTGAGTACGTACTTTTAATGGGTTTGGAATATGTTTATCAGTATACCATACAACATTTTTATCTTCATTCAATGGATATTGTATTTGATTTGCAACACCTCCATACCAACGATTTTGTCCACTATCTTTTTCATTACAACAAATAGCACCATCATAAAAATCTCCATGATTTTCCCAAGTAGCACATTTTTCTCCTCTATCAAAATAAACAAGATGACCATTTTCACCACCACTTAATGTACCAGCTCGTTTTTCTTGTCTAACGTAAAATATATCTTTAAACTTTGTAATAGCATTATCAAAATTATCAGTAAAATTAATATCAAAATCTATCGTTGCGTCATCAGGTTTAACAGTATCTATAGTTACTTTTTTACTATATAATACTTTTCCGTTACTTGTCACATTAACAGTAGCTTTTCCTACAGGAATATCAGCAGGTAACATAAACCACGCTTTACCATTTTTAAGTTCTTTAAATTTAATAATATCAACAGTTTGACCATCAGAACACTTAATTTGTATTTTAGTATTATATTTATAACCTCCTCCAACAATATCCATTAATGCAGAAGGTATACAATCATAAGGAGAAGCAGGATTAAATGCAGCTTCCATATAAGCAATATGAAGACCTATTTTGCATACATATAAATTAGCTCTATTAGTATCTTGAGAATTTATTTGAATACTTTGAGTACTTTCTTGAAAATTATCTTTTCCTAATGTAGTATCTATCAATTCAGAACAATCTATATTTGGAGTATTCCAAGTACCTCCTATTGGATTACCAAGACTATCAGTAGTCTTTGCAACAGTAATAGTTGACCATATATAATCCCCCGTAGAGGTATTCGTGAATAATTCATTTATTCCTGCATCTATATTATCAACAACTCCTATATCTTTATTAGAATTGTAAGTAGTATCTGCAAACTTAATACTTTTTATATTTATAGTTTTAGCATTAGTACTTCCACCTTTAGTATTTATAATTTTAAAACCAGGAATCATTCCATAACCTCCATGTTCAAATGTAACATTTTTAGTTACATCTGCACCGTTAGTACCACCTAAATAAATAGGATTACTTAAATATTCAGTATTAGGAGTTCCTATAAGATTATCATTATCGGCAAATTGATAAGAAGTGCAAACAGGAATTATAGCTATTTCTTCATCATCATTTCCTGTTGCGCTATATACAACAGTCATTGTTACCGATTTATCACAACTAATTCGCTTAACAGCAGTTCCTCCTCCTTCAAGATGTTCTTCACCAGGAGTACTTCCAAAACCTTTATTTATAGGAATAGAAGTTGTTTGATAATTTTCTTTGCTATTAACATTAACATATTCAATAATACCATGTTTTACAAACATCATTAAAGTAAACCATTTATTATATTTAAAATCATTAAATCCAATAAGTGCTTGCTTAGTATTATTTTCTGGATTTATATAATTAATAACAACATTATTAATATTAGATAAATCAAGAGTGATTGTACGAGTACCATTATGATATTTAAAGGTAAGTAAATCTACAGAAGTATTATCTTGTGTAGGAACATAAAATTTCATAAAGAAAACACGATAAGTATATTCTCCTTCAGTAAGAATGGTACCATATCTATCAATATAATTTCCATTACTGTCTTTTCTAACATTTCCATTTTCGTCATAAGAAAGTTTAGAAAAATCAATGTTGCCAAATATATCTTCAATCCAAACATTAGAACTAAATCCTAAGTCATCAAAATTATCTTTAGTATATTCACGAGGAAGACGTATATAATTATCTTTATTTATCTCCATACAATTGTAAGATTCTTCTTCTGCATCAGCACTCGCTTTATTAACAAAATGAAAATCTTTTACTTGTTCATCAGGAACAGGATAAGCTATACCACCAGAAGCACCAATACCATGAGTACTATTACCTAAATCAAAGAACCATTTGACTTGGTCTGCAGAAGGAGATGCTCCTGCAAGAATATCAACATCTCCAGTATAAAGTTCGTAATTACCATCTTGGAAAATAATTTTATCCCATATAGGATTATCTCCAACATGAATAATTTGAGGAGTATAACCTTGCTTTACGTAAACTTCATCTTGTTCATGATGATAAACATAAAGATTATATCTTGCATCATAATCAAAAGTTCCATCTGCAATAGTAAATCGTTTCAATGTATTATCTGTGTCACTAACAATAAATTGACCAAGTTTATTTACTGATACATTTTCTTGATAAAGAATAACATTACCAACAGTTTCAATATTTCCATTAGTATTTTTAACAGACTCATTAGCATCTGTAATAACAAAATCAACATGTTGAATATTATTAGGAGTATTATCAAATTCTATTCTATCTATATAATAATGACAAGGAGCATATTCATCATGATAAAATGTTCTAACACAAGCTATAAATTTATAATTAGTAACTACAGAATCTACAGTAACAGTTTCATTAAAATTATAAATATATTTGTACTGGTGAGTATATAAATCTTTTAATTCATGAACTAAAACACTTTCTGTAGTTTCAATACCATCATCAAAAGTTTTAGCATTACGCTTAATAGCAATCTCAACACACTTATATTTAGTATCACATTCTAAGTCGATGCTATCAGCTATGCCGTCATAGTATTGCGAGAAGTTATCCACCTTTTTAAAGCTAAAATCAGCTCTAAGTACTTCCATGGCACTAAGGTTGGATAATGTATCAGGTATTGTTTCGTGCAGCTTATATAGCAAAGAATAGCTATAATCAAAAACCGTTGTTGCTACTGTATCAGCAGCAGCAACGGCTTGAGGTGCAACAATAGATTTATCATTCATAAAACTATTATCGTTAATTTATTCAACAAACATTCTTAATCCAGACTCAGGAAAACTTTCTCCAAGACAAGTTGGTTCAGCTTCTATTTTAGTACTCTTTCCATTTATTTCAATAGTTTCTCCAGCATGATATTTCTCATATTTAACTCTACTAACTTTCATATGAAGTATTTCAAAATCAGCAACAGTGCCTGCCCATGTTCCAATAGATGTGGTTTCATCATCTGTAAGACTACCTATTAAAGCACCTTTAGTTCCATGAATACCATCTCTATCAATAACACCAGTAGGATGTTCTTTTTTATTCTTTGGCATAGTAGGAAACCAACCAGCAATAGTAAGTTTCATTTGATTGAATGGAACAAATCCTTTATTTTCACGATAACAAACATCGTCTACATAAAGAACAGTTCTATCAGGAAGCCATACAATAGACCATTTATGAAATTTACCATCAGCAAAACCATGTTCATTATCAGCAACATGAGTTAATTGAGAACAATATTCTTCTTTTGTCTTCTGAAGGTCAACATCAGGTTCTCCATTTATATTTCCAGTATAATAACTTTCCGCACTATATTCTCCTTGCGGAAGACACCAACCATCACCAGAATTTAATTCACCAACCCAATTATTAAACTTACAATTTTTAAAACTTGGAAGATAACGAGGATTAGCAACATCATCAATCTTTTTCCAACTTATACGTTCTTTAGGATTAGTAACATCGGTTAATTGAAAAAGACCTTTTTCATCATCAGAACCATTTGTGACACCTATTGAAAGTTTATTATCAATACAAATGCTATCAAAATATGCTCTTTGCAAATCGCTCCAATTTGAAATAGTACCATTAGTAAGATGTGAAGGAAGCTCAATATCTATTTCATTATTAACTACTCTATACCATCCAGCCTCATCACTACCTTGTGCGTTACGATACTTATATGGAGCTTGTTCATATCTATAATCAGTATCACCTACTTCAATATAATGGAAAAGCCAAATAGCAGGGCAAACTCCCCAAATACCTACAGGAAGTTGAAGCCATACATCTACTCTTCCATAACCAAAATATTTATTAGAAACAAGAGCAGTACCTGTTCTCAATCGAGATTTATTAGTACGATTATCCCAAGAATTATTATCATAATCAACATCGCCACCATAACCACAATAAGGTTCTACATCAGATTCTTTTCCAACACCCATTAAAGAACCTTTATAATAATCACCGTGATTTTCAAGAACAATATTTTGATTTTCATCAAAATAAATATTATGTCCATTTACTCCTCCGTTATAACCTCCCCAAGTGCCATGCTTAGTAAAGAAATATTCTTGAAGAGCTTTAAGTGGATTATCTGTTTTAGTAAAATCAATATCAAAAGAATCTTGTAGATAATTTTCATTAGGAATAATACCTCCTACTTTAACTTCTACTCCAGATTCAATAACAGGATAACTAAATCCAGGAAAAGTTTTAGTAAACAAAGTTTTATTATTACTAATAATTTCTGCTTTAATAGTTCCAGTTTCTGTAAATTTATGATTATTAAGTTCAGGAATATTAGCAAATATATCTGGGTCTATAAGAAAACTAACTTTTTCATTAGTAGCTACAGCATTAAATGAAGTAGGCTGAAGATACGTCCAAGCAATACCATTTTTATTAGTACCACTTAATCGAAGTCTACACTGAAAAACATCAGGATTAAGAATTTTTTCATATATAGCTTCTTCAGGATTTATCTTAACGCCACAACAAACATATGCAAGTATAACACCAGTATTAATATTATTATTATCGTTAGGAGTTCCTCCAAAATAAAAACCAGAATGTCCTGTACCGCCAGTTGAAAACTTAGGTATAGTATATTTCATAGACAGATTTTCATAAGAAGTATTTTCTCCAACTTTTTTCATATAATAAATATTAAGACCAGTAGCACTTAATATACAATAATACCAAATATTATTTTCTAAGTTAGTTCCTAAAGAACCAGAAGTTCCACCAGAAACATCTGCAATAAGTGTTCTATTAGTATCTACATATAATCTAAAAGAATAATTATTTTGAAACGTTTCAGTAGGATTTTTAGAAGTATCAAAAGAGCATAAAACTCTTTCTCCATAAGTTTGTCCTTCTTCAGGTTCTTTAAGATAAAAAGCAAAACCAATAGCATAAGAATGAGCAGCAACATCAGCTAATGTTACACCTCCACCTCCATCTTCAGTCCAATACGCACCAAAAGGTTCAAACTGATTTGTTGTATCATTAAATTTAAGACAAGGAAGAACCATTAATTGATTTTCACCACTTTTCCAAGCAATAGGAGAAAAACCCATAATAGATGTTCCATTTTTATCTTTGGCTGTTTCAAAATTACCATCTTCAGAAGTCTGAACATATTTGCCATTAGTTTCTTTAACAAATGACATACTACCCCATTCTTCTTCAAACATCATTTCTCTTTTCTTAGAATTAAGCCAATAACAAAAAGCGCAATCATCAGAATTAGGTTGTCCAATAAGATGTAGTCCTTGTTCATACCAATCATATATTTGACCAGGAAAAAGAGTTTTATTATAATAAGGACTATCAGTCATTGCAACATTTTTACCAGTCTTAAATTTAAAATCAAAGTTTTCTCCAAGAACATTAGTAAAACGAATAACATATTCAGTAAAAGGTCGAAGACCTGTAATTTCAAGATTTTTAACAGGAGTACCATCTGGTTGAATTTGACAATTACTATTAACAGTAACCCAATTATTATTTTCATAATTTTCAGAATATGTAGTATATTTAACTACATATTTTTGATTAGTCCCAGGTCGAACATTAAAGTTCAACTTGGGAAACCAATACTTTAGAGGTACTTCATCTCTAACAGCCATAACTTACTTATAAGAAAGAACTTGTGCATTTGCTATACGAGTAATAGTAGGAACTGCATCAGAAAGAATTGTACCTTGAACAACAACCCATCCTCCTTCGTACTTAATATACACTTTTCCTGTTCGAGTATCAATAACATGACCTCCAACAGCCATGTTGCCAAATGTACTATCAAGCCAAGTAGTTGTGTCTTCAACAACTCCGTCAATAGTTCTAATTTCAAAAGAACCACCTCCGCCTCCACCAGAAGATTGTTTTTCAACAAAATTAGTCGCATTAGTAGGATTCCAATATTCTTTAAGAACAGAACCTACTTTAACAGCTATTGTTACACCGAGTGGAATATTACCTGCATATATTCCTATAATAGCTTGTTTAGCTGCATCAAGACTTACATGAGGTCCATACGCTGCATTAGCATTAGGAAGGAATGAATCAGCTGCTCCTGTAGCATCAGGATTATTCATTCTTATTCCATTAGATAAATTTAATGTTGCCATATTAACTAATTGTTACTTTAAGATTGATTTCGATATTAACAAAATATACAAATTTATAAAATTCATAAGTAATTCCACTAATAGTAGTTGTTTGTATTTCTTGCAAACGTTTATTATTATAACCTTGTTTAGGATTATAAAAATAGTCACCATTCATATCGGCGTTATCTATAACAAGAGATTTACCCTTTGGTATTGCAAACCAAACAACTTTTGTTGGAGTAGGAAGTCTACTAATAGAAGAACTTGTAGTTTTTTGACCAGTAATAATACTATTAACTGTAGCATCTTCATTAGTACCATAATAATTATAGAAAACAATTTGTTTCTTACGACAAGTTATAGTATAGTTATTAGATTTATAAACATTTCCATCATTATCTTCAATCTGAGCATAGAAAGTATAACTATGACCTTCAACAACTTCTAATGGAACATCAGTAAACTTTTGTGGAGAAGTAAGTCCAAGACCTTCTTGTATAACCTCCCCCGTAGAGGTAAGAATCTTTAAACTATCAGCTTTAGCTTCTTTTCCATTGGTAATAGTAAATGTGGCAGTATTAATTTGAAGAGTTTGTGAACCTTCACAATTACCAATATTAAGTTTAAAATTAGTAATTGAAGGATAAGCAGTTTCTACACAATCACATCTAAAGTCAAGTTGAATATTAATATAATACATTAGTAATTGAGCTTTTTTCTCTTCACCAAGATTATAAGCTGCGCAAGCAGCTTGAAACATATTCCAACAGTTAATAATATTTTTATTAACTCCTCGACATGTAGAACCACAATCTTTTAAAATATCTATTCCTAAATCACTAAGTTTAATAAGTAGCTTTTCATAAATGCACTTATATTTCTCAGGAATTACACAATAAATATATCTTCCGTTTGCGTCTTTATCCATATCAATATTTATTTATTATCAATGAATATTATTTTATGATTCAGCAAAAATATAATTTAATGAAATAGTATTATATGTGCTATCATTATTTTCAATTTGTTCATCAGTAAATTTATTAGCATCATTATCTTGCATTCTATTAAGAATATTCATAGCATTTAAATTACAAATTGATTCATTAGTGATAGCAAAACCACTATTACTGGCATTTACTAAATTGCAAGCACCAATAATAAGTTTATTTTGAACATCTTCATAATTTAGCATAATTTATTTTATAATATTATTTGAAATATAAGTTCCGTAAGATTGAAATTTAAAAGTAATCTTATTAGTAAAAGATACTATTCTGTCTTCTTTAGAAAGAGATGTATTATATATAACATTTGTAATATCTTCTTCTATTTCTTTAACCCATTCTTTTTTAAGAAATTCAGAACATCTAATATTATTAACTTTATATAAATATAAAGTAGCATAAGTACTATAATATTCAGCATTAACAATATTATGAATATTAGATATAATACCTTCTTTATTATTATTTATATGATTATTTACTATTGTTGTTGCAACAAAAGCAGTAAGCCTCATCGCAGATGAAGAAAGAGTATCATTTATAGCAACTTTACATTTTTCCTTATCTTTATCAACAATATTTTTAGTAATGTCTTCAAGAAAAGAAGCAATAGAATTTATAGATTTTGTTAATTCAGTACTAAGTTTTATAGTATTAGCTTCTTTCTTAGTTTCCATCCATTTAGTAATAATTAAATATATAGCAACGACTATTGCAGGTGCTATACCTTGTTGTAGAGCTTCTAATATAGAATCCATAAAACCATTAACAGAAAAAGGAGTTACTGATATTACATAGTAACATCAATAACCCCTTTAACTATAGTTATAAGTTAAACAGCTTATACGTTAGTATCTACACTTGCTTTTGTTTCTGCTTCTGCTTGTCCAGCAAGACCTTTGCAAACAGTTTCAAAAGCTGCAATACCTGTTGCTCCAGTAGGGAAAGCAACTTGAATAATCTGATTAACTACCTCATCACGAGTTCTTACATCACGAGGTTCAGCAAAACGTAGAGTAAATATTGTGAAGCCTGCATCAGCAGTATCATTACCCTTCAAAGGATTGAGAGGATAATTAGGATACAGATAATAATAAGCATCACGATAAGTATACTCAAATCCAGCATCTGCAGCAGCTTTATCTGCAAGGTCAGATACATACTTTGAATCACCATAAGCAGGAATACCTTGGGTAGTTACTGTAACGGTCTGACCAAAAAGAAGGTCTGCGCCAATAACAGCATAATCAACGCCGGCAGCCTCTGCTGTAATAGTAATCTTTGTAGTTTCTGCTTTTGCTGTAACACCAGAACCAACATTGTTATTAATCGCTTCTGCAAGTTTCTTTGCAAGGTCGGCAGCAGTTGTAGTAGTGTCTTTAATATGAACCATTGCAGTCCACTTATTACGCTCATTAAACTTAACGCCTTTAAGAGCAACAATCAAACTGTAATCACCAACTTGTGTTGGAGCAGAAATTGTAGTCTCAGCAACAAACTTTGTAGCGGCAGAATACTCTCCCTTAACATAACTAAAGTTATTCTTAAAAATAGGAAGAACAATTGGACCACCATTATTAACAGAACGACCAAGAACAAGCATAGCTTCTTTTGCAAATTCAGTGCCTTTAGTAGATGCAGTAAGAACTCCATCCTTATTATAGAAGACACCAACAGCACCAGCAGCAACAGCGTTCAAGTCAGCACCTGTAGCATATGCACCGGCACCAGCCAAAATAAATTGTCGCATATTATCTAAAATACATTTAAATTATTATTGTCCAGTAATAGCTTGTGAAGTAGCAGCAACTGATTTAAAGAATTTAGAAACAGCAAGCTCGACAATCTCACTATGAAGATAATCTGGCAAATCACAATTAACACGCTCTGCCTCATTTTTGCTATATTTGACAACAGCAGGATTTGCTATATATTTAACAATAATAGCTTTAGGCTTATGTGATTCACTATTAATAAATACCTTTAAATATTCAGAATTATGTTCATCACTAAACATAGAACAAATAGGATAATCCCAAGATGCACCATTTAGAACATCATTCAATGTTTCTTCAAGCTTATCTCCATCGATAAATCTACATTTATATTCACTATCATTATTATCATAACAAATAGCGAAAGAAGTATAAAGAAATACATTGTCTAACTGACTAAGTTGAATATCGTTAGTGACATCCGTTATAGTTATTTCTTTTCTTCTATATAGAGTACGCAAAGCATTAATAGGAGAAACAAAGTTATTTTGAATAGAAACTCTGTTTGGAAAAGCAGTCTTCGTATTCTCCATAACAATAGAACGAGCTTTCTCAACAATCGCCATGTTAAGAAATACATCAATGGACTCTGGTAGAATACCACGAACATCTTGCATACCTACTTGCTGTCCAATCGTTCTAAACATTTCGTGCATCTGAGGAATTTCCATATTAAATATTCTTTAGTTTATTATAAAGAGCATTTACAATAGAAGCATTCTCTGCGTTTTTAAACCAAGCAACAGCTTCATTCATATTTGCTCCAATGAACTCTCCGTCAGGAGAAGTTATATTCTGATTATACTGCGAACGAATAAGTTCTCCACGAGCAATAAGATTTTCAATAGTAGCAATAAGTTTAACATCCTTATTCGCATAGATTTTGTTAAACTTAATAGGGTTTTCTGAACTAAACTTATCAAGCTTAATTTCTCTTTCAAGTCTATCTTCTGCAAGAGAAGAAATAACAGGCATATTGTTTGCAACACAATATTGTGTATAAACAGCGTCAAATAGAGAAGTATCAGCAAGACAAGCAACATAGTTAGACTTAGCCTTAGTAACTTCAGTACGATACTTTCTTAGCTTTTCAGCTTCTTTCTGTTCATCTTTAATATAGAAACGAATGTTGCTATCACTATTAATAAGAGCTAAATCTTTAGCAATGTCACTATACAAAAGACAATGACGATACATAAGATAATCATCCACATTTATAGGATAACCAAGTTTACATTTCGTTCCTTCAAGAACATTAAGACGAGTAATCTTTTCATTAAGAGCATCTTTAAGTCCTTTGATTGTTTGACGGTTAGCAAGCTGATAAGTACTTTCAATTTTATCTTCTTCTGCTTTAACTTTAAAATAGTCAGACTTATGATAGTAATGGAAACTAACATTAAATGTTCGACCAAGCTCGTCAACAGATATACGAATATTATTCAAATATTGTTTAACTCGCATTATAAAATTAGGGTCAGAAGGAGAAAGACCGATAATGTTTGGGAAATATGTATCAACCTCTTCTTTATTTGCAGAGAGAATACGTGACGCATGAATACTGCTTCCAATATAATCTTTACGCTTAGGAAGAACTTTATCATTAGCCTTACGATAAAGACTATAATTCTTAACAAGCATAATAGTTACTTTACGAACGTCAGTATATTCTTCATCAGACGTATTTTCAGTAATAGCATTAGCTGTATTTTCAGTAACAGCATCAGCAGATTTTGTCACTGTTTCCTCCCCCGTAGAGGGATTCTTATTGTCAACATCCTGTTCACCCTTTTCAGCTTTAGGATTAGAAAACCCAAATTGAGTGCCTTTGGCAGAATTATCATTCATTGTTTTATTATTTTAAAGTTTTACAATACACACTTCAACATAAACATCTTATTCGAGTTGTCAACTTGTAGACCAAGAGAAGATTTAACTTCATAACGTGCGTGGTCAACATCAGTTGCAGCATGGTTAGTATTAGGAAGACCCCAGCAAGCTGGAATATCAGTCATACCCTCAATAACCTTTGCCTTATAAGTTTGTCCCTTTTGACGAACCATACGAACATTACGATGACCATCATAAGAACTAAAGTCAATAAAGCAAGCTTGGTGAGAAGTAATAGGAAGACCGGAGCGAGGATGTATCATACCATTTTGCTTAGCTGCTTCTGCAATAGTACCCTTATCAAAGAAAGAACAATGCTTTGCAGTAATAATGTGACCATCAACTGTCTTATACTTACGGAAGTAAGCACCATATTCAAGATTGTCACCAGAGCCTTGAATCTCTTTATCTCCAAGAGGAGTAAGGAAACCATTCTCTTTAGCATCAATCTTCATAGCCTCATCGAAATCTTCAAGGAAACCTTTACCGCCCATGAACACAATATTCATTGTACCAGTATCAGTATCTCTATCAAGAACATCACCAACTGTACGCTTAATCTTATTCAGAGTAAGATATTCACCATAAGTATCATAGTTAGACTCACGGCAAATCTCAAGCATACCAGAAGTATGAGGAATTGGCTTACCATTGTCACGGTCTTTAAGAAGAACTTCACCGTTAGTATTACGATTATACTCTGCCATCCACAGACGTTCCTCATTCATAACGCGCATGTTCAAGTTGAACTGTCGCATCTCTTCATTAATCCAAAGCTTAGAAGTACCTCCACCCTTTGTTTTAAACTCATATTCAGTAATGACGTTAGCAAGATTACCAGCAATTTCCTTAGAATAACGTTGGAACTCGAGCTGAGAAGTCATCTTAGCAGGACCCATAGAATTACTACGATTTCCCTTAGAATATGACTCAGAAACAGTAGGAGCAGACATACTCCAATACTTGCCCTTAGCAAGCATTTCAGGGTCTACATAAGCATTAGGATTAGGAGAAGTAAGTTTCAAAATATAACCATATCCGTGAGCACTCTCACCAAGGTCTTTTTGAATACGAACTTGAGTCTTTCCGTCAGGTGCAATAAGACCATATTGCTCAATAAACCAATGAGTACTAAAGTGAACTTCAAACTCAGCACCACCAAGACCAGGCTTAGTATTAGCTGTATTAAAGTAAGTTACCATATCGGTGAACTTCATACGACCCATAGTATCCCAAGTCCATTGAACAGTTGCAATATCAACAGTACCAGAACTACCTTGACCCTCTGTCAAAAATGACAATGGGAAACGGTCATCATCCATACCATAATTATAAGTAAGGAAAGAATTAATCTCCACAGGTTTTTGAAGTTGAAGATAAGCAATGCTCTCTTCATTAGAATAGCCTCTATCCTCAAATTTACCCTGTGATAGAACACGCATCTTATACATAATAAAATCTTTTAATTAACTATAACCTAAATCTATATCTTTATTTTGTTTATTAGTAGTATTAGGTTTGCTAATTCTAATAGTTGATTGTTTATTTTCTTTAGCTCTTAATTTAAGTTTTGTAACTTGTTTCTCATTAATAGCCATATCAACAAGATTAGAATAATTGCCACCAACAAATTTAAGATAAGCGCGAAGAATATTATCATCTCTTAGTGTTTCAGGAGTTTCAGCTTCAAGGTCACGCTGATAAGCAGACTTGCCTTCATTGTCTACAAGATAAATGTAGTTAAAAAAGTCTTTAGGAGTACAAGCAACCTTTTGTCCATTTCTATTAACAATAATAGATTCTGGAATTTGATAGCCAGCAATCTTTTTAGACTGAATTACATTATAAACATCTTCCCAATATTCTTGCTCTTGTTTAGCTTGCTCTTCTTCTTGTTCTTGAGCTTGTTTTGCAAGATTATCACGATATTGTTCATCAGCTTCTTGAATGGCTTGAAGTTCTTCTTTCGCAGTAGCAAGAAGTGTACCTGATGTTTTAAGATATTGAATGTAATTGTTTACATCACCTTTTTGACCACGCTCCTCCCACGCAGTTTTAATAATAGCTTCTTGTTGAGCCTCATTACTATCGTCAATCGTTATACCAGACCTATCGGGAAGTTGTCCGAAACCCTCAAGCGAATTTCCGTTGGCAATATAGTAATTAATAACATCCGGAAGAATAGGATACTTTTGGAAAAGTCCATTAATAGCAGCAGTAGTTGTTTCCTCTTTAGCAGACTCTATTACAGCATTAACATAATTTTTTACACCATCAGCAGAGTTATCAAATTTTATAACCTTTTCATTGTCATCTGTTATTTCAACACCAATAGCATCTTGAATAGCATCAATAGAAATTGCATTGCTGTCATTAGTTTCATCAACCTTATCAAAAGATTTAATCCACTCTTGAACATCTTTAGCTTCCTTATAGATGTTTCCATTAGCATCAAGAACATTGCCTTTATCGTCAACAGTATATTTCTCATCTCCTATTTCAAGAGAAGAACCAGCTTCGAGAACAATACCTTGTTCTTCTTGTTGTTCCTGTTTGTTTTCAGGTTTTTGTTCTTCATGTTGTTCACTATCAGAATTGTCATTAACATCTTCAGCAGGAACACCATTGGGGTTGTTTTCTATGCTACCATTAGTAAGATTTGTAGCATTAGAATCAACATTGTTTTCATTTGCAGCATTGGCATCATTGCCATTACCAACTGCACCATAACCAAAATCTAAGTCCATGTTTATAAATATTTAAAAGTGTAACAATACTGCAATAATAACAATAATATTTAATATTTGCAACAATAACGGCAAGAATTTTATATACAAACTTTATTTTTTTTTCAAATAAGATTACTGCTACTATAAAAATAAAAATTCCTGTCCTAAAAACATTAGAACAGGAACTAACAATAAACTACTTTTTCTTTTTAGTAGTAGATTTAAAATCATATCTATTTTTATTCTCTTTAGCAATTTTAAGTTTAGTATCAATATCGTGCATTTTAACTTGTCTATCACGCTCTTTACTATAAGCATCTAACATAGTCTTTTGTTTATCATTATTAAGTTTTTCTTGTTCAACTCTTGAACGAGCTGTATCAAGTCTATCAAGACTATTTTCACGAGTATCTTCATCCAAATCTTGATTATAACTTAATAAATTAGCATCAGCTTTAATAAGCTCAATTTGTTGATTAATATAACCTTTAAGTTCTTCAGTCTTTCTATTTTCTTCTCCTTGAACTTGAATTTTTTGTAGTTCAAATTCTTGTTGCATTTGAGCAGTTTGTTGGTCAAGTTGTTTAAGTTGCTCTTCATGAGCATTCTTTTCTTCTTGATACTTTTTAATAAGCTTAGAAATTGTAGCAACATTATCTCCTTCTATTGCAGCAATAGCCATCATATTATCGCCATTTTGTGCAGCACTAAAAGCAAATTGTTGTAGCTGTCTAAGTTTTTCTTGCTCCTTAACAGAATTTTTAGCTTTAATTATATAATCAGCATAAACATGATTATTAACATCGAGACTGATATATTTTAGATTGCCATCTATATCTCTATAAGAAGTATCAAGTCCATCAATCCAAGCAAGTTTAGTAAAATCTAAATCTCTATTATAGTCACGTTCTCTAAGACAATCCATCATAAATTCTATAATAACTGTTCCCATAGAACCACGAACAACAGCTTCTTCAGTAATAGCTTTACCAGCACTATTAGCAATCTCTCCATATCTTTGAGGAGTCATATCTACTTGTTCATTAGCAGCTTGTTTAATTTCATTCAACAAATTTCCTAATTGAGTAAGATATTCTCCCATATTAGATTGTAGCATACGAACTTGCTGAGCACGAATCATACCTTGGTCATTAGAATCATCTATAAGAAGTGTTCCGTCAGCAATCATTCTATACAATGTTTCTTCAGGAGCTTTACCAAGAAGTGATTTAGCAAGAAGAAGTAAGTTAAGTTTATTTTTAGCAAGTACCATTTCTCTATGATAATGAACAATATTATAAAATACTTGATAAGGAGTTATAATATCTACAATACTAAATTTGCCAAAACCAGGAAGAAGTTCATTAATACCATTATAAGGAAGCTTTCCATTTCTGTTAAATACAACAGCTCTTACTTCATAAGGATAAATAGCATTATTACGAGTACCAATACGAGTACATTCATAAACTTGAGGTTCATAAATATATTCAATATCTATATCACCAGCTTCTTGATTCAACTGATAATCATCGGTTTCAATACGAGTATCCATCAAACCAACTTCATTTACATAAGTAACAAGAGCTTTACGTTCTTCACCTCTCCAAACAACATGCCAAACATCATATAAATCTGTATTTGTATCTCGCATCATATTTGGTTGATTTTTAAATAATTCTCTATCCTCTTTAGAATATTTTCGACATACATCAGGAAAATAACTTTCATATATATCAAAAGAAAGAGAAGTAGGAACAGAAGCAGATTGCTTAGCATAATAAGTATTTAAAAACTCTCTTTGCTTATCATCAAGATATTCATCAAATTCATCAATAATTTGTTGATATGTAAGTTTACGTCTTTCACAAAACATATCATCATCTTCTCTAAAAATATTATCAGTATTAATAGGAAAAGCATCACGAGGAGAAACAACTCGTTTAATCAATTTATTTCCTTTAATATCAGTATAAGTATAACATTCTCCAAAAGTAACAAAATCAAAATAAGCTTTAGCATATAAAAGACCATCCTCAGTAATATCTTTTATGACATTAAGAAGAGATTGTCCTTGTGCAGAAATATCATCTATATAATTTTCATTAAAATCTTTAATAAATTGTTCAATATTTATTTGTTCTTGGGGATTAAATTGTTGTGGGTCATTACCACCTTGTATCCATTGCTGATAAGATTCTTGAATTTTAGCAGCAATTTGTTGTTCAACAAGTACTTGAAGTTCTTGACGTATTTTAGAATTACGAGCAATAACAACTTCTGGGTTATTAGCACCAACAATAAAATCATGAGGATTTTTCAAATATTCACTAACATAACGTCTTATGATACCTTTCATCATATCATAATTACGCATAGTAGCAGGAAAACGTTTATACTTATCTTGTGTAGCATTATAAGGATTAAGTATCTTTTTATAAAATTCATCAGGAATTTTTCCATTAAGAATATTATATTTAGTTTCAATATCTGAAACATCACGATTAGCTTGACCTTGCGCTATAATCCAATCACAACAAGAAGCATACCAATCAGCTTCTTTTTTACGTGAATTAGGAACTCGTTGTATAGGAAAGTCAAATGGTTGAAAGTCAGAACGCATAAAATTAAGTTTTAATTGTTAAAACCAATCTCTATTCAAAATATCATTTTCGTCAAGATTGGCAGGAGTTAAATCTTTTCGATGTTCAAGTTCATCTTCAGCATTAATATTAAATGATTTCCATTCAATACCTCTAAGAAGTATAGAAGAAACACGGTCATAATTACCTTTAACACTCCATTTCTTTAATTCAAGAATTGTTTGATAATCATAAATACGATGAAAATTTCTAATAGTATTTCCATTCTCATCTTTACCTATTTCTTCATATAAGAACTCTTTAGTAAGTCGAACACAATCTAATTTATGTGCTTCACCAGAAATATTATATCCATAAGTAGTATTTATTTTTCCTTTAAAAGAAGAATCCCAAACATAAAGAGGTTCACAAGAAAGATATTTAAGAGCATTCCATTTACGAAAGTTACTAACAGTTTCTCCACGGTTAACCTCAACATTAGTAGTACCTTCACAATTATAATATCTTGCAAGCAAATAACAAACTCTATCAGCTTCTTCAAGAGTATCCGGACGACCATAATAAGCAGCAACCATTTTTTGTTTATAACCATTAAGATAATGAGGATTCATCCATACCATAATACTATTATGAGAATGTTTACTTGTAATCTCATCTTTATTTTTATCAACACCAACAGGGTCATAATTAATACTATACAATCCTTGAGGAATACGTTTCCCTACTTTATTATCAGCAGTATGATATTCTTCATATTCAGGAGCAAACCATCGACGAATACATCCATGAGGGTCTTCATGCCCTCTGCGAGGGACTCCTAAAATATAATCATAAGTTTTCTTTCCTTCTGCATGTAGACGTTCATTAGTTTTAAAAATGACTTTATTAGTTTCATCAAGTTCAAGCATGCCATCTACATAAAAATGCAAATCAGTATCAACTCTAAGTCTATCTTCCCAAGCAGTTAATTCTTCAGAACTAAATATATTCTCAGAAGCACTACTAAAAGATTCTGCAGGAAAATTAGCATATTGTCCAAGATAATTAATATAATCAGAATACTTTTTAACGGACTCTTTCTTTTTAATACGTTCTCTACGAGCAATTTCCAATCCAACAGCTATATTACTATTACCATCTTTATCAACTCCAGTAATACCATTAATTTCTCCTTGAAGACCCCAACAATAAGGTTTAAAAAATCCACAAGTTTCATTACGACAATCTCTATCCCAAACATTTTCAAATGGCATAAAATTAAAACCTTTAACATCATAAAAGTTTTGTTCAAAAACTTGCATATTACCTGATGTTGCAGTACCCCAAGCACAAAGCATACCAGTAGTATAAGAACCAGTTCTCATAGCAGGCTCTGTAACATTCATAAAGTCATCAAAGTTTTCCATAGTAGAAACCTCCTCGACTTTAACTTTTACAGCATCCTTACCAATAGCACAATCAGCATTATTAGCAGCACTAACACTAATTAACGCAGAACGCCAAGATTTATCTGCTTCTACACCACTCGGTAATTTATATCCAAGTCTAAAATCAGATTTAATAGAACTAAATATACCACGAACAAAAGGAGTATTCTCTTCATAAAACTTTAATTGGTTTACTGCAAAGTCTGTAAGACCTCCAGTTTGAGTAAGATATTTTTTATCAGCAGCCACATGAATAACAACTTTACGACTTTCGCAATTAATAGTGTTTGCACTATCAGCAGCCATCATATAAGAAAAACCACCACGACGAGTTTTATCAATAAGTAAATGAAAACCATTTCTTTCTGCAAACTCCATAACATGAAACATCCAAAACTGACTATCAAAGAACTTTGGAAAATTATAATATTTCTTAGCAGTAGCAGTATTTCCTCTTTGAATAGTAGACTCATCAAGCTGTTCAATTCTATCATAATTAAGAAAATTATAATGAGAACCTGTTATACGAATATTATGAATACTACCATCAGGAGCTTGAAGACATGGTGCAGAAAATCCATGTTTTCTTCTGTATTGTTCTCTTCGTCTAAGTTGTCTATGAGGAATAGAATCAATTTTATAAGAAGTATAACTACCTTTATGTTGTTGATAATAAGTAGCCATTTCATAAAAAAGATTAGTATTAATAAACTTCCAACCAGGACGAATGTTCATAAGAAAACCACCACTTTCTCCAATCAAAAATAAGTCATCATCATCAACAAAACCTGCATCTTTGGCATGTTGATAATGTGACTTATCTTCATTAATATAATCCAAAAAAGGATAACTTTCCATAACTATTTAAATAACAATGTTAATAATAATAATCCAATACTTATAATAGAAGTTGTTTTATATTTATTTGCTTTCTTCTTTTCTTTATTTATTAAATTTTGTTTGTCAACAATTAAATCTTTTTGAATAGTAATATATTTATCTTTAGCAGTTATTATAGAATCTTGTTGATTAACAATTTTAAGAAGATAAAGACGTTCTATCATTTTAGCATTAGCGTCTTTAATCAAATCTATAGGAACAGTAACAACTGTAGTATCTGCTTGTATTAAATCCCCCGTAGAGGGATTATTCGTTCTTATTTGAGCCTGTAAGTTCACGAAACTTATTAATAGCATCATTATAAGAATCTTTATACGCTTGTTCTTTTTCATAGTTAATATTATTTTTAAGTTCAATAATAACAGAATCACGTTTAGTAATTTCGGTTCTAATACTATCTAATTTATCATTATAATTTGATATAAATTTATTTTGATTATAATCAATATCACGTTTAACATTAAAACCTATCGTATAACTAATAATTGCTACAACAATTAATGCAAGTATATATAAATATCCTTTAGTTGAGCTTTCCATAACTATTTATAACATTTTTAAGTTTTTTACTCCAAACACCAGTTTTAGGCATACCAACAGATTCTTGCATAATACGAATTGCAACAGGCACACCCATATTAACAGCAGCATCAAACATTTGATGTTGGATACCAGAGATAATAATATCATCTAATTCCATAACATCCCAATATTTTTTCTTATAAAGTTCTTTAGCATATTTAATAACATCTTTATTATTGCTAAGAGCTTTATTTATATCTTTAACAGATTTATATTGTTTCTTAACTTGGTCAACAATAGTCCAACCTTTCCAATCAGGATTAAATTTACGACTTATACCAAGATAAGTTTCTCCTCCATTATCATCTTTATCATTGACATAGCCCCCTTCTGCAAGAACAACTTTGTCAAACTCTATATCAAACTTTGCCATAATTAATCATTTAAAACTCTATTAATCCAACCACGAAGATATTTAATATTATTTCCTTTAGCAGCAATAGAATTGTATCGTTTGATACGATTAAGTTTATATTCATTAGTAATATACTTTTGTTTATAATATCGAATAGTATCATCTTTGACAAATAAAACATGACTAAGACTATCATTAGTAAGAGCAATATGATATAATACATCATTATCTTTTTCAATAATATGTTTAAGACTATCAATTTGTCTATAACAATTATCTAATTCTATTGTATCTTTAACTGTAATATATTGTGTATCGTCAGCAACTTTATTAGTACCACACATTATACAAATAAAACAGATAAACATCAATAATAAAATAATTTTTTTATTCATAACATTTTAATCAAAAAGACTTTTAGATTGAATACGACTTGCAGCAATAACTTTACGTCTATCATTAAGAATTTTAATAATTTCTTCTTTAAGATATTTCATTTTAAAAAGACTAACTTTCTCAATAGGATTTCGCTTAACATGGTAAAGTCCATCAGGGAAACGTTTAGGTTGACCATATTCATTAAGAACAAAATCAGAATCAATATGACAGAGCCAAAGTCCGGCATTAGGAATACCAAGTATAGACTCAACCATAAAAGCATATAAAGAAAGTTGTAGATTATATATGCTGCCATTACAATCGGGAAGATTGTTAACAGGAGGCAGAAGAGTATCACGTTTAGTAACCCATTCATCAGTAAGTTGATGAGGTATTTGCTTTTTATCTTTTTTATAATATCCACTTTCAAATTTAAGTCCTCCTCTATTAGTTTTCCAATCACCTATAACAAATTGGTCATCACGTATGCAAAGAACATCAATAGTTCCAGATACAAGATAATCAATAAGAAACGCTCCGATTTCAGAATAAATTTTATATCCTCTATTAGTATAATAATTAAAAACATTATAAATTTCAGGATATTTATTTTCAGTAAGTTCAATAAATTCTTTAATATCAAGTTCTTTAATATTCATATTAATATTAGGAATATCTGCTACAGTAATCATTTCGCCATTAGAACGAATCATATATTGAACTGCTTGTTTAAACATAGAAGAACCTTTAATACCATCCTCCAATCCGTTATGTGTATTAGTTCCTCGTTCACAAGCTTCTTTAGTTATATCAGCCCATTGCTTTTCAAGACGCTTTTCACTTATATGAAGTTCTTGTGCTTTCTTTTTAAGCCAATATTGTTTATCAAACTCAGGCTTATATTCATGTAAAAGAGTAGTTGCAGATTTATATTCATTACCAAAAGAATCATTATATTTATGACCGTCTTCTTTAAAAGTAAGTCTTACGTCATTATATCTTGTATCTCTAAGTGTAAGCATACGCTAAATTCGTTTACATTTATCTATATCAACTTTTATAAATTTATGAGTAATATCATCACATATTAAAAACTTATCAGAAGTTAAAATTCCTCCTTCTATAAATTCCATAACTTCTCCAGTGCTATTAGTAATAAAATCATTTATATTAGTTTCTGGATAAATATCGCTTGCAGCACCATAACCAATATAATCAACTACTTCATATTTAACTTTAATAGGTTTCATCTGCGTCCATTGAACTAAGAATTTGTTTACCACCACGAGCGAGTTGCTCTTCTTCTTCATTACGAAGATTATCATAAGCAACACCAAGAGCTTTTGTTAAAGCAGGTATTTCAACAATACGTTTGCTAACAGCATCCATCATTGTAAGTAAAGAAGCAATATCTTCATCACCTATCGCTCCTTGAAGTTTTCTATTAAGTTGTTCATTAATTCTATTAGCAGCAATAGAAACAAGATGAATAGACTTTTGTAAAATTTCAAGAGCAATACCTGCTTCAGTAATATTCTGTTTGTAGTATTTATCTATAAGTTTTTTAACAAGAGAATCTGGCTGATAATCGTTAGGAAGATTATAATTATCAATAGCCATTTTAAGACATTCTGCATCACTAAGACCTTGTTGTTTTGCAGGACTCTTAGGGTCGCCAAGATAATAAATAATTCCACATTCAGCAATATACTTTCTTTTATCTTTTGTAGTATCTCGTTGCCAAAGTAGTGCAACATCTTTATCTTGAATTTGACGAATATTAGGAAATTTAGGCATTCCTGTTTCATCAATAGTAATCATTTTTTCAATTACAACGCTATTCATATTATTATTTTATTCTTTAAGAGATTGATACCATTCTTCCCAATCAGCATCAAAAGGAACTTCTTTAAACCAATAAATACTCATAATAAAAAGTTCAGCATAAGCTCTACCAAGATTTCTTGCTAAATAATCATATTTCTTTTTATTTACTTTTTTAATACGAGTAATTATAAGTTTATATTCATCCTTTTCTTTTTGCTTTTCTCTAAGTTCACCAACAAAATCTTTAATATATTGACGATAACCTTCTTTAGTAGTATTACTTCTTATAGCACTGAATGTTTTACGACTTTCATTAAACTTTTTTCTAACAGGATTAATTCTAACACATCCTATAAGAGGTATTTGTGCTACTTTTTGTTGGCGAATAGTATTAGCAATAGATAATCCAAGACTATCAATAATATCAATACAAAGTCGTTTATCTTCTTCAGTTTTAAAATCAATTTCATTGATAATATCTTCTTGAGTTTTAACAACAACTGCAAAACTATTATCTATTTCTGCAATATTACTCTCTAACTGCTGTTCCATAAGTATTTGCAAGTTTAGCAAGAATAGCTCATACTACATCCCCCGTAGAGGAAACAAGTATGAACTATCTTGCATTTGTAAATTATGCTTGACAATCTTCTGCTAAAACAACATAAGGGTCACAAGTAGTTACATTTGTAACAGAAGCAGCAATATCATTAACTGGAACTATCTTAAATTCCATTATAATAATATTAGGAGCATTCTTAGCGCTTACCTTTTGTTTTAGAGAAGTATCATAAGCAACCTCTTTAGAAGTATTAGTCATAAAACTCTTAATCAGTTCTTCGTCACTATTAAAATAGTTACGAGCGGCACTTAAAGATATTGCAGTTTTACAATTAACATGAACACCTCTTTCAAGATTTGTTCTATCAATTATAAGACGCTCACCAACTTTAGCATTGATAGTTTCAGAATCTTCTTTAGAAATCTTAGCCAAAAGAGGAGTAACTGCAACATTAGTGCTTCTATTACTATTAATAGCTGTTACAAAATCAAATAGCTTAGTTTCAAAACAAAGAGCTACAATACAATAATGAGGAGGAAGCATAACATTTTCTGTAATCATAACAAGGTCTTCAACAGAAACTTCACTCAAATTTGTTGGAAAATTAATTCCAAATCTTCTTTTTTTACTTTTAATTGTAAGCATAATAATTTTATTTTAAAGATTAATAAATAAATCACGATGTTTATAATCACCGTCTCCTACTTTAAGATTACTAACATTTGTCATAATAAAAATATTTTTAGAATTAATACTAAGACAAAGATAATAAACTTAAATGAAAACTCCAAATAAATTCATAATAAAATTTGGATTAGTAACAGTAACAAAAACAATAGCACGAGCTACTTTACCTTAGCGTACACGTATATAATATATATAATATATAATATATATATAATAATATATTATTATTACTACGTAATAATAATA